GAAATATTCAAGGAATTTCGTAATAGTGATCTTATTGTATGGTGTCTTAATTCCAACAATCGCTGGGAGGTTATTCCCTTCGATCTGACTTAAGGGCCCATGCCACCTATTAAGGTATATTTACCAACCGCTTAAAGATATTTTATACTATTTTCTAACTTTGTCAATAGCTAAACTTTTTCTTGACTTAATACTAAGATGTGTTATACTTACAATAGTGATAGGGCTTTAGACCCACCAAACAAAACTAATAACAAAAAATCCGATAGGAAAAAGACTGAATGTTAATTCGTGGTAAGGCCAAGTGGGCCAAAGTAATTGGTGATCCCGTTTGGGGATACGAAAATAAGTTTAAAGAATGGTCTATTGATGTTTATGTTGACGAAGCCACCGTCGAAAAGCTGAAGGCGGAGGGGCTTGGGTCCAAGATTAAGGACAAGGGCAATGGCCCATACATCAGCTTCAAGCGCAAAGAATTTAAGACCGATCTAGTTACGGGTGAACAAAAGCCCAATCAGCCAATTAGGATTGTCGATCATCGCGGTGAGCCGTGGGACAACCGAGTTAAGATTGGTAATGGGTCTACTGTTCACGTTAACTTCGCTATTAACGAGTACGGCAAGAACCAGAAGGCGGCTAATATTCTGAGCCTCCAAGTATGGGATCTTGTTAAGTACGAAGGGGGCGAGTTCCCCGTTAAAGAAGAAGATGATAGCTGGGAAAAGGACGCTGCGTAATGGTACATATTTTTGTTGATTTCTTTATTGCTATTGTTGCATTCCTGGCGGGAGCTTATGCGGGAATTACTAACACCCCCGCACTAGACAAGGCCCTCACTGTCATCAAGCAAGCTGAGGCGGACGCCCAGGCTGTTTTGAATAAGATTAATCCCCCTGCAAAAACTAGTTGAGGATATCTATCGAGTAGTTGAGGAAGGCAGTGAAGTCACCGAGGCTCAGGCTACTGAATTTGGCCGTACCTTGGGTGATCTCATTGCCGACCGATTAAGGGCCCGTAAGGCGGGTGGTGACAGGGCGTTCACCCTTAGAATGTCAAATATTGGCAAGGGTGGACGCCAACTCTGGTACGACAAAAGGTATGGAAATGAAGAGAAGCTTCCTGCGCCAACGCTTATTAAATTCATGTTCGGTGATGTCATTGAGCAGTTGGTACTTTTCCTCGCCGATCTCGCTGGCCATCGCGTGGAGGCTAGGCAAGCTGAAGTACACCTCAAAGGTATTAAGGGACATATCGACGCAGACATAGATGGAGTAACAGTCGATGTTAAGTCCGCGAGCACACATGCTTTTCGTAAGTTCGCGGATGGGTCTTTACAGCACGATGATCCATTTGGCTACATCGAGCAGATAGCTGGTTACGCCAAGGCCCGTGACACCGACGGGGCCTTCCTCGCCGTTGACAAGCAAAACGGACACCTAGCGTATCTACCGTACACAAAGGCGGAACTGAGTGTCTTTGATGTGGAATCCCGGATCGACTATATAAAAGAGGTGGTTGATCAGCCCGAGCCTCCTGAAAGGTGTTATCCGGACGAGGAGGAGGGTAAGTCAGGCAATCGTGCTTTGGGTGTGGGTTGCTCTTATTGCAATCATAAAACTAGATGTTGGGCGGACGCCAATGGTGGTTTAGGTCTTCGGACATTTCTTTACTCATCGGGCCCGAAATTCTTGACAAAAGTGGTCAGAGAACCACAGGTGAAGGAAGTTACATTCTAAATGGACAACGACAACAATAATATCTTTAAGGTAATGCCCGGGGGTAAAGCGGCCAATCAGTCTGATCAGTTCCCCACAGACACGTACGCCATTGTCTGTAAGAATGGCCGTGAACTTCTAGCGGACGGTTTCCTAATCTTTACGTCTCAACACGTCACAGTTATGAGAGACAAGGGGAAGGGGGCTATTCCAGTTCTTCTTGTCCCTCTCATAGATATCGAGTTTGCTGAGATAGTTGACGATGATGAGGACGAACCTGAGTAATGGCGTTTAAGAGCGGGTTCGAACGTACTCTTGCCGCTCAGCTCAATGCAGCCCAAATAGACTGGAAATACGAGGCTCAGAAGATCGACTACACGCTTCAGGGCGAGTACAATCCTGACTTTCTTCTGGTCCGCTCGGGTATTCTTATTGAGGCTAAGGGTCTTCTTGACCGTGAGAGTAAACGTAAAATGGTTGCAGTAAAGAAACAGCATCCTGAATTAGACTTAAGATTTGTCTTTATGCAGAATGATAAAAAGATACCCGGGACTAAACAGACACATGGTCAGTGGGCAGAGCGAAATGGATTTCCGTACGCCGAAGCCCGAATACCGGAAAGTTGGTTGAATGAGTAGTAAAGTTCTCTGCATTGATGTGGAGTGGAAACCCGCTCTTGCGTACGTGTGGAAAATGTGGGACGAGAACATCAGTCCAGATCAACTTGTTGATGAGGGCGGTCTTCTTTGCTTCTGTGCTCATTGGTACGGCAGCAAAGAGTACATGTTCTTCTCAGACTGGGAACATGGGATTGGTGGAATGGCCCAGGCGGCCCTCGATCTTCTTAATGAGGCTGAGGCGGTCGTCACTTACAATGGCGATAAGTATGACATTCCCAAACTTCGAGGGACTATCGTACTTGCGGGTCTTCCTCCGCCCGGTCCAATCACCTCTATCGACCTGATTAAGGTTGTGAAGAAGTTCGGGTTTGTGATGAATCGCCTAGCCTACATCGGGCCGTTACTCGAAGTGGGCGGCAAGATGAAGCATGAGGGTTTCCGACTATGGCGTCTTGTCATGGATGGAGACACAAAAGCTCAGACACGAATGAGGAAGTACAATATTCAGGACGTTAAACTTCTTGTCAATCTGTACAATCGTGTCAAGCCATTTATTGAGAACCATCCTCATCTAGGTGATCAAGTCGGATCTTGCGGTAATTGCGGGTCCAATCATTTTCAATACAGAGGGTATAGGCGAACCAAGTTCTTTAAGACACAGAGGTTACAGTGTCAAGACTGTGGTTCTTGGAGCCTAGGATCGCGTACGAAGGTCGATGTTGGATAGCAATAGGATCGACGAGTGGCGGAAGATTGTCTGTGACCGTCTAACGGCTGAGGAGTTGGTTGAACTTCTTTGTCTCAAAACAGAAGACATATTTGACAGATTCTTTGAAGAATGTTTGGAATTAACCCCGGAGGATTTAGAATGATCGAAGGAACAACTACAGAAGACCTCTTTAAAGAGGCGGAAGAAGCGGCCAAAGCCGAAGAAGCACGTATTGCTGCCAAGGTTGAAGCCGATCTAGGGGCATTTAAAGCCAGTGCCACAACTGCTATTACGGACGGGTCTGAACCAACTCTTGTTGCCGCTGTGGAGGTTGCTCTACGGATGTCACAGAGGGTTGTGGACGCCCTGGGTTACACATTGCAGTACACTCTGACTAAGAATGCTTGATACTAATAGCGAAGCACGAAAGTCCACACCGATTTTTACTGGAGTGCTTCGCTATTTTCCTGATGCCATCGCTGCTGTTGGTCGACTGTCTAAAAAGGGGAATGACAAACATAACCCCGGTGAGCCCCTTCATTGGGCCAGAGACAAGTCAGATGATCACGGGGATTGTATTGTCCGACATCAAATGGACTTCGATCAGATAGATCCCAGTACTGATGAGTATCACGCATGTGCTGTGGCCTGGAGGGCTCTGGCACAACTTCAATTGCTTGAGGAGCAACGTAATGTACGTGACAGTATCAACTGATATGGGGCAGATGGAAATTCCAATAGCTTCCTTTGAAGGGGATCCGGAACAAATTCTGCGTAAGCAGTGTGTAGAGATCTGTAATGTTGGGTTTTGGTATCATGATACATTCTACCCAGCATCTAGGGTGAATTACGCCGAGATTGTAAGAGATGAGTGAGCCAAGATTAATGGTAGACCCACCGGGAGGTTGGCTATATGGTTTTCCCGCCCCACGGGACGACTCTATCACCTACAGACAACAACTTGAAAATCACGGTTACCCTGAAAAAGATATCGAATTAGCGTTAAAGTGCTCTAGGTATTGGACTTCTGATGACAAGACGGGGAATGAATAGTTTTAGTGAAAAAGAACGAAGAGCCCAGAGGAGACGAAACCATATTGCTCGGGACCTGATGACACCTAAATACCATCAACGAATAGTCCGAGACACCTATAAGTTTATTGAGGGCACCTCGGACTATTTTGAGTCAAGAGACTATGGAGAAGATGCAGATGGCTAGTGTCTATGACAGATTGCTAGAGAACATATCTTATATGTGTGAACTGGACGAAGAGACGGGAAAGAACGTTGTCTCCTATCTTAGGAAAGAAAATCTTATTGATTATGATACACTGAAGGAACGATTTCCCCCTGATGATGAATGATTATCAGAAGTTCATAGCGTACAGCCGCTACTCTCGATGGCTTGAAGATCAGGGTCGACGAGAGACGTGGGAAGAGGTCGTGGGCCGATACTGTAATTGGATGGCCTATCACACTAAGACCCAAGACACCGAGTTCTGGGATGAGATTTACAAAGCAATCGTCAACCTAGAAGTCATGCCCTCGATGCGCTGCTTGATGACCGCCGGACCCGCCCTGGACCGAAATCACGTGGCGGGATATAATTGTGCGTACCTGACTGTGGACGATTATAGGGCCTTTGACGAGACCATGTACATTTTAATGTGTGGTACTGGTGTTGGTTTTAGTGTGGAGAAGAAGTATGTCGAGCAGCTCCCAAGAGTGGCCGGTGGCAATAGCGGGCAATGCACTCAAATCGAAGTCCCCGACTCGAAAGAAGGATGGGCTTCTAGTCTCAGACGACTTATCACTTCGCTATATCAAGGTCATTCTGTCCAATGGGACACTTCTAGAGTTAGACCTGCGGGAGCCAGACTCAAGACCTTCGGTGGCAGAGCTTCGGGCCCTGAGCCATTGGTTGATTTATTTAAATTCATATGTAGGGTCTTTGATGGTGCAAGAGGGCGTCAGTTAACGAGCCTTGAGTGCCATGACATCATGTGCAAGATCGCCGATGTCGTTGTTGTGGGTGGGGTCAGACGATCCGCAATGATCTCCCTGAGTGATCTTGAAGATGGGAAAATGAGAGATGCTAAACATGGCGAGTGGTACCACGACAATCCCCAAAGGGGACTTTCTAATAACAGCGCTGTGTACATGGGACGACCAACCGTCGGAGAATTTCTTCGAGAGTGGCAGTCTCTGTACGAGAGCAAAAGTGGGGAGCGAGGAATATTTAATCGCGAAGCGTCTGTCTTACAAGTGGTCAGAGGCGGACGCAGAGACCCTGATTTCGAGTTTGGAACAAATCCCTGTTCTGAAATCATTCTTCGACCGAATCAGTTCTGTAATCTATCAGAAGTCGTCGTGCGAGCTGGAGATAATCTTCAGGATCTGGAACGAAAAGTTAGACTTGCAACAATACTTGGAACTTTTCAATCCACGCTTACTGACTTTAAATATCTACGTCCCATCTGGAAACGGAACACCGAAGCCGAACGTTTACTCGGAGTGTCCCTCACCGGAATTCTTGATCACCCCGATCTCGTAGAGTCACCCCGATGGCTGAGTCATTTGAAAGAGGTGGCCATTGCCACGAATAAAAAATACGCTGATATGCTCGGGATACGACCTTCTGTCGCTATCACTTGTGTTAAACCTTCCGGTACGGTCAGCCAGTTGGTGGACAGCGCTAGCGGCCTTCATCCTCGGCATTCTCGGTACTATATTCGAACTGTACGAGGAGACAAGAAAGACCCCATAACCAAGTTTATGATTGATCAGGGCATTCCAAATGAGCCAGACGTCACCAAGCCCGATGACACTGTTGTCTTCAGTTTCCCACAAAAAGCTCCAGATGGGGCCGTTACACGATCTGACCTCAGCGCCGTCAAGCATCTGGAACTCTGGCAACGTGTCCAACATCACTATTGTGAGCACAAACCCTCTGTTACTATCAGCGTCCGTGAGGATGAATGGCTCTCAGTCGGTGCGCATGTATTCGAGAATTTCGCCACACTTTCGGGTGTGAGTTTTCTCCCTTATTCTGAACATACGTACCGACAAGCACCCTATCAGGAGATTGGGGCTAAAGAGTACGAAGAGTGGATACAAAAAATGCCCCAGAGTATCGACTGGAGCAAACTAGCTGACTATGAAAAAGAAGACAATACTACAGGTACACAAGAGTACGCATGTGCCGCTGGGTTCTGTGAGATTGTCTAGTAGACATGGAAAAGGCCATCTGGGATTTCTCCTGGATGGCCTTTTTTTTGTTACTTGCCCTTCTTATTAAATGGGCGAGTGTTCTTGGGGATTACGCCGCCCTTGGAATTCGAGGCGGGTGGGCTAGTCGGTTTACCTTTGCCCATTTTCATTTTAGCCATAGTTCTAGTCTCCTTATTAGTTGTATTGATATCGCTTGTTGGTAAGTCCTTGGGCCAGGTTCCTGGATCGCCCACCGCCCGCATTGATGTACTTGGGGGGACCTTTGGGTAGTGGACCAGCCTGGCTAGCATTTCCCGGGTTAAACGTGGCATTGGAAGACCCTAAGCTCGGCCGGGAATCCGTGTAGTTACTGTCATTGAACACTGGGGTCCGTTGACTGTAGTTTGGTGTCACCATCTTCACTTTTGTTTTCATCCTTCTTTGCGTCTTTTAGTTGATTGGCCCACTCCTGCACCGCCTTGAGACGAGCCGTATTGGCTGCACAGACTTGAGCGTCCTCCATAGAGATGACTACTTGATCAGATCCGGCTGTAGGAACGTTGGTACTTGGACTGGATCCGTTGCCGCTTTGGGGGGCTGGAAGTTGACTATTACTGGCTTTGCTGGCTCTACTTTGAGCGGCTTTGAAGCGCACGAGATTAGCGCGATACTTAGCAAGCAGAGCGGCATAATTAGCATCAGCTTGTTTTGCATCTGCTTTTGCCTTTTCTTCTAGTGCGAGTTTGTCGGCTTCCGCATCTGCGGTTGCCTTTGCTTGAGCGTCTCTGTAGTTTTTAATGTCTAAAGCATGACTCGCCTTCTCAGAGACAAGAAGCGAATGCTCATGGTGCCAGCCGTAGCTTTCACCGACTATAACAAGGATCAAGACAATCGGAAGAATAAACCGCCAATTAGTGGCAATCCAAGTACCGATGGCTTGAAAGTTAATTCCGGTTAAAGCCCCCATAACCGGTCCCATAATCGCGGGAAGTTTACTTGCTAGTGCTAATAGTGGGGCTAGGAAGGGAAACATTAGAAAGTCCTTCTGGGGTTAATGTTGAGATGCAGATCGCGTACTCCTGTTTTCGTCTGTTAAAAAGACCCTCATTATAAGTGTCACCAATATAGGTGTACTTTAGTAGGTCCGTACAGGCTTGCCCGAAGTCACCTTTATTAAAATCACGGGCCACTGAGCTTTTGTCGTATGTCCCCACACCCACATTATAGCTGAAACTGATCGCCGCCGCAAGCTGTAATGGATGATATTGAAGTTGAGGGGAAACCTTTAGTACGCCCTGAGCTGCTTTAACTGTGTCTTCGGACGTTAGAGCAGAGCACTCAGACGACGTGTACACCTTGTTGACCACAACGTCTGGGCCCGTGTGGCCTGAACAGACCGTTAAAACACCACCCAGGTCACGGTAAGCAACATTACGAGTCCCTTCAAAGACTTGTATCTGCGGTACAATTGTGGTTATAGCAGCCCCGAGAACAGCCGCAGCCGCAGTGGCACTAACCACCGTGCTTGTCTTTGCCATTACAGATGGGGTCTCTGATTAAATAGGTTGACAATAAAAGCCACAGCCCCGATAACACCGGACCCAAGAATAAGACTGACAAGCCAGAGAGCACCCATACCTTTAGACTTGAGATGAAGTAAGTCGTCCAGTCTATCTATAATCTCCTCAAGGTCTTTATTCAAAGTCTGATAGTTCGCCTCAAGAGCGGCAATTCGGCTTTGCTGATCCAGAAGAGTTTCGCTAACCACATCATTGTCCATAGAGATACTCCTTACTAGCTTTCTTCTGGTCTTTTTCAATAGCCTTGACAGTCAGAACCTTTTGTTGGTCGTCCATTTGTTGCCACTGGGGAGTAGACATCTGTTCGCGAACAGCTTGAACAATAGACTGACCCGCCAAGCGTTGGTAGTCTTCGAATTGCCGAATGGTGAGTTTAGTGGGAACTCCACCGATCTTCACATTGCGGCTGACCGGGGTGATCAAGGCGGACGGAATCAGACTGTTGAGACGATCAAGCTCCTGTTCAGCCGGATCCTGGGTCGCCCGTGTTTCATTACCACCGCCAAACGGGGTGTGAACACCGATAATCCCCTGGCCCGTGGGCGTCTCGTCCCCATAGACAGAATATCTAGGAGGTAGAGTGGAGTTCAGCCCAGGGACAGCGGACGCCACGTCATTGATCGCTTGGCCCGTTATGTTGGCAAATCCGTTAGCATCGTCTGAACGGGTGTCACGAGTGTTAGAGGTCATTCGGGCGATCTGCCCAAGTTCGCTGGGCACCCAAGACTTGGCCTCGTTGCCAATAACATTAGCCGTCTTTTGGCCCGCGTCCTGACCACGAGCCGTGAGGGCGTCAATAGTCGGAGCGACATCATTGATCCAGGACTCAGACGCCATATTATGAAGTATGGACCCGAGAGCAAGTTTAAGACCGGTTCCGACTGATCCCTTATTAGCCCCCTTATCGAAGCTGTCACGTAGATCAGCAACCATAGACGCTGTGGCGTTATGTGTATCAAACGGATTGATCGACATAGCGAGATTGGAGTTACGCTCGTACGTGTCTCCAGACTTCACACTGTCTGGCCTCCAACCCCCCGCCTCCATTTCCTTCCCTTTATTGGTGTTGTCTGGATAGGGGCCTGTGAGTACACCCTTCGCCTTGTCAGCGGCCATCCAGTAAAGACCCATCAGGACTGTTCCGTACGCCACCTTAGCAGCAGCAATGTCAGCTTGAGGACCTCCAGCAGCAAACTGGGCTCTGGTGTAAGGATCTAGGAAAAACAGAGGGGAACGAGCAATAACTCGGTTCATCAAGCTATTGGACTCAACCCGAATAAATGGGGCTAAGTTTTGAAGAACGAAGGACCCTAGACGACTCATAGGCTTTTGACCGGGATAGTTAGCCTTAGCTTTGTCTATCCAGGAGTTAACCGGGTTGTTATTTAGAAGTAGAGTCCTATCGGTCTCCTCCATAGCATGGTTTAAAAGACTAACGCTCGGAGTATGAGCCAAGCTAGCCGCACGAGCCATCACATCATCGAAACTAAATTTCTTGCCAGTCGCTACTAGGTCTGCATGGGCCTGACGAGCAGCCAAGGCGTACATCTGGCTCTGCATTTCGACAGACCTGAAGAAGGTGTCGTGGGCCGTGATCAGCCGAGAGGGGAAGTTGACAACCGGAATATCCGGGTTTCTGGCCATACCCATCTTAGCACCAAAGGTGGACGCAATACGTTGATTGTTCGGGCCCACGTAGCTTCCGTCACCGGTCTTCAGGGCATGAGCAGTCGCCTTCCAGACCTCCGCGTTAGTTATAGCTCTAGCTAGGCCCCATACATTAGCGGCAACCTCAGACCCCTGGACCCGAGGATCTGACTTCTTACCGATTGCAGTTAGGACAGTTTTACGGGCCAAACCAATCGGGACTGCGACTCCTCGTTCAATTACATTACGAGTAATTCCAGTCATCATGTCAATAGGTGCTTTTGCTTGAGCAGACAAGCTCGCAAGCATCATATTGAAATGGACAGAAGTCATATATTGTTCAAAATATGGTTTGGTGAACCCTGCAAGGGCCACATTAGCACCTTTAGGGTTGCCTTGAGCCATGAGGTTCTTGATCATCTGACTGAACTTCATGAACTTCTCAGGGTCTTCGGCTAAAGTTGCTAGACCCGAACCATGTTCACGAAGAGCCTCAGCGATCTGCTTCATAGAGGACGCTGTGATCGAAGGGAACGCCTTACGGATTTGTAGAGCCCGACCAAGCTCAGACGCGTCACCCATAGCTCTAGCGACAAGATAGTCCCGATCAGCAACAGCCTTTAGCCAGTTCTGCCGATCAGCCACAGTTTCATCAGGAGTTCCGATACGCTTGTTGAGTTCTTCGATACGCTGAAGAGCCGCATTAGCCGCAGCGTTGACCCGCCAAGTACGGGCAGCCAGTTCGTTGGGCTTGAGGTCTTTGATCTGAGACGGCGAGAAGCCGACATCAAGGGCCTCTCTGCGGGTCTCAGCCCAGTTAGTTTGCTTGGGGACATAATTGTCCATGAGAGACCTGTAAACGCTCTCAAGATCATCATTGACGTAACCCGGAGTGGCCGCCAATTGAGCACGGGTCATGAACCTTTCAGGAGGGTTGGCAGACCTCTCAGCGGCAGTCATACCTTGTCGAGCTTCAGTAGCGTACGCCTCTTTCTCATGAGGGTCCGCATCGTAGTCGTACTCAGGGGCTTTACGGGCGTCATTGTCCCGGGCACCCGGATAGTTCTCGTAGTCTTGAATTGCATGTTGGGTTTCATGCAAGATCGTACTACGTTCATTCTCTGGGGTCAGAGTGTCACTGATGTACATCCGCCCCGTCTTAGGGTTGTACGCCCCGTCCATTCCCTCTCTGAGGGCCGTGTGGACCACGGGAACGTCCCTGAGGTGCGGGTACTGGGCGTACAGATCAGGGTGATCTAGGACATCTCCGAGTGTCTTTGGACCCGACTGTGGATACGCCTTAATGGTCGCCCCCTCGTCGCTGATCTCATTTCGAGGCCCGGTGGACATCTCGGTGGCATTCATCGGATCAAATCCGGTCGCTTTCGGGCCCGTGAACATAAATTTGTTCTCGGGGGGTGTACCGTCGAGATTTAGCCAATTGGAAGTTACAGGGTTAGCACTAGGTCTCGTACCACGGAATCCATTAGCCCTTGCGTCTCCGGCCTTGCCATTGATAACGGCGTCATGAGCCATCGCCAGGATGTGCTGGATCTCATTGTCTGAGTACGCGAGATTAAGACCCATTCCTCGGCCGAATTGACGGAACTTGGAGATCAGAGCCTGTTGCCAAGAAGGCTTGAGTGCCCCAGCCTGGCTCATTTCGGCCATGACCTCCTCGGCGGCTCTTACCTTAGACCCTCCGTACGCACCAGGATTGTCCTTCATCCATTGGTCAACCGTGTCTCCAAACTTACCGACATTTCTATCTGTAAGAGTTTGAAGAGTACGATCAAGACCCGCACCAAATTGTTGAGTCAGACCATTGTGACCAAGAGCCTCATGGAAGAGAGCCGCATTGGCAGTCTCAGCGTCCGGAATGTTGTCAGAAAACAGACGAACCTTGCCATCAGATCCAAACACACCGAGAGGCTTAGATCCGTCCGCACTTTGATCCACCACATTCTGACGGACAGCGGGATCGGCAATCTCACTGGGATTACGAACCACCTCAATGTCTGGGGCATTCTTCCATCCAGCAGTCTGAGCCGCAACGTGATCTGACACAAGTTGGTGTTGTTGATCAGAAATCATTGAGTCCAGAGCCTGATTGAGGTTCTGTTGACCCGTGAATTGATCGGGGAGCCCCGCACCGTCCCGCATCTGGACCATCTGATTGACATCGGACCAAGAGGGTTGGGGGCCATTATGACCCGCCAAGAAGTTCTTGATGTCGTCTACAGAACCAGTCTTAAGCAGTTGCTTGAATTGAGTAGCCTGCTCAGGGGTAAATTGGACCGAATTAGTGGTGGTGGGGGTTGTTACACCCGTAGGGTTTTCAGGTGGTTTTGTGTCCACACCCCTCTCGCTGAAAAGACCCTTAACAAAGTCACTGACAACGGGAGCAAATTCAGTAGCACCGTGCATAGCCGCCCCAGCCACACCACCAGTTGCAGCGTTAGCCAGGTTCTGGGTAATGTCAAAGTTCTTCTTCTGCCCTGTGGCCTGGTCCATAATCTGGGCAGCAGCATCAGACGCGCCACCTATAGCGGCATTCTTGACACCCGCAGAAAGAACACGGGCACCCACAGTTGCACCAGTCCCAGATCCGCCCATCAGAAGCATCTCGGGCTGGCTAACAACATTCGCCAAGAAGTTACCGACTTGGTGACCTGGATATGGGTTATGAGCAGTCTGCTGTTGGGCGTCCTGTCGAGACTGACTTACCGCGGAGTTGTAGAGGTCATTGACCCGCTGATTGTACCAGTCATCAGTCTGGCCGGGGTACAGGGACCTAATCTTCTCATTGTACCCACCGAAGTCTGTGGCCTGCATGGCGGCTCTGACGGGCTGCATGAAGAGACCGTTGGTGACCCCTTGCATGTACGATCCGGTCAGACCCTTGACCACAGGACTATTTGCAAGGCCCATGATCCCTTTTTCAATTATATTGGGCTGAGCAGCGGATCCTTGAACAGGGGACGCAACACCGGCAAATGGATCGCTCTGGGCCGGTGGTGTGGACACAGGAGTGGCGATACCCTGCAGGGGGTCAGGGGCACTTTGGACTGGCGATGCGATTCCGGCAAACGGATCAGGCATTAGTGTCTAAAGTATTCCTTACCTTGATAAATAAAGTGTGTACCACTATGGAGTTTCTGAGCATCTGCGGGATTACTGATTGTGGGAAGAGCATTAGTGGCACCCGTACCACCAACCCTAAGCCCAGCGGGAATACTAGTACCGGTTCGACCAGCAGACACATGAGTTCCCCGTTCCCAGATAGCTTGTTCAGCAGGGGTCAGGGTTTGTCCATTGTTCTGCTTGTTCTGGAGTGCTCTCAACTGAGCGGGAGTGGTTGCGTCGGTGCGATAACGACTGTTGTACGCACCCATATTCTGCCCACGCATAGTCACAGCATTTCGGTTCGCAGCGGCGGTGGCACGTTCTTGAATGGACGCGTTGGACGTCTCGTTATGCATCACCTGACCGGTGGTCGCTCCAACTGTGTCCGTGGAGCCGGGAGTCCAAGCCTCAGGCAATGGAAGACCAAAAGCTTCAGTGGCGTTGGTGTTCGGATCAACCCGCTTAGCCATGGCGTCCGCAAGAGCGTAGCGTTGAGCATAGTCAGTGCTGTCCTTTGCCCCTTGAACCAGGCCACCCGCTTTGGGCTGCATCTGGCTCAGAATGGATTGACGTCTGGCGTCCACCACAGATTGACGGTACACATTCTGTTGCTCCATCATCTGTTGACGGAGTTTCATCTGGTTCTGTTGCTCCACCATCTGATTGGCCATTGTGTCCGCACCAGGTGCGGCTGTGGCGGCAACTCTGGACGCAGCGGCCCCGGGGTCATTCTGCATTCCGACCTGAGCATTAGCAATCGCTTCACGTTGAAGACGTTGCTGATACATAGGTTGATGCCCCGAGGAGATCAGGAAAGCGTCCCCTAGGGCACCCACAATGTTCCTGAGTGTACCGTGCTGCATTCCTTGAGGTAACAGGCCCCAAATACCCGGATTAGCACTCGGGTCATTATTGCCAAGACCCATGGCCGCTTGCTTCTGCTGAACCGCCTGAATGGCTTGGAGGTCAGACGTATTGTCGTAATTGGTCTGCAGAGCTTGAGTGGGTTTATGGGCCGTCACGGTCACAGTCTGAGACGGATCAATTGGCGGGTTGTTCGGATCACTATAGGGTGAACTGGCCATCAAATAGTCATCAAAATTACCCGCTGCGGGAACGCTAGCATTAGGGGACGGGGCTTGAGACGATTGAACCGGAAGACTTGCCGGAGTCACACCAGCTTGTGCGGCAGCCCCTTGAGCCCCACCTTCTTGTTGCAGATATTCATCTAGCATTCCAGACAGATCAGCCATTTATTTCCCCAGAAGACCACCAACAAATCCAGAAGCAGCTCCGTTATTACCAAAGAAACCAGGAGTACTGGATCCACTGCTAGACCCGCTAGATTGACTAACTTGGCCCGTAGATCCGACAATACCAGCAGACGTGTTACCAATTCCAGCAAGACCTTGAAGCTGACTCATGTAGTTGCCGTACTGTGTATTGGCATAATTCTGACCGTACGTGTTGAGGGCTTTAGCAGTTGCCCCGCTGTCGAGAAGCCCCGAAGCGGCCGCGTTACCCGTAAGAGCTTGAGTACCCTGGTTTAGGCCGAACTGATATCCAGTGCTGCCCTGCCAGTTCTGAAACCCTTGATTCTGAGCAGCACTGCCGTTGACCCCTAGAAGATTGGCAATCTGGCTGGTCGCCCCGGTTCCGCTAGAGATGTTGCCACCGAGAGCCTGGCTGAGCATCGGATACGCTTGGTTTGAAGAGGAACTCTGATTCTGACTCTGATTCTGAGAACCTCCAAAGATTGAACTCATCGGTTAAATTCCTCTTTAGTGAGTATAAATAGTTCGTAATGCTTATCGTTGAAGTGAATGACACCGTGTGAGGTAAAACCAACTTGACGGCTTAGCCACCGAGCCCCCAGGTAGTTCAGGGGTGTAAGTCCAATTATCACAGGTATATTATAACACGTATTAAAGATTTCGTCAAGGAACTCTCGGGCCGCAATCAGGGCGGATCGCCCGCGTGACTTAAAGTAGTAATGGCCCGAGTACACATGTTTGATCCCCTTCTCAAATACGGCTAGGTCACCTCGATCATTGACAAGAGCAATATTCTCAGGATCTTTAATCCACTCAACCGGATCGACTTTGAAGTTATCGTCTTTCAGAAAGAATCCAATAGCTTCGCTGATTAGGGCTAGGTCGTACGTTCTCATCTTAAGACGTTAACTGAATGATTTCAGCCTTGGCGGCCCCGGATCCAGATGCGGAGATCATAGCAATAATCTGTGAGATTGTCGCTCCGGCATAGGTCGAGTGCCCTCCGTAGATGTTTCTAGTCCCCGAATTAGACACGTCCTGAGTTAGACCGCCATAGGTCTCGGTAATTGTGGTGGAAGGGACCACAGCAACTCCCGCAAGTGTTAACATATTTGGGAATTGATTGTACGCTGTGGAGCTAACAAATGGTCCACCTTGCTGAGCGGTAACAGACACATTAACGATGGGGTTGGTGGCATTCACACCATTCAACTCCCACATCATAATAGCCCCACCCGCACCACCAGTTACAGGGGTCTGAGTTGCACTTTCGCTTGACCCCGCGACCTTTGTAAGAATGTCTGCATAGTCGGTGCCCGATGCGTCATTGGCCTGTCTGGTCCACCCAGCACCAGCGGCATTATTTGACGTCCAGCAGAGGGCGACCAGTGTGTTACCATTTGTGGGGGCGGCACCGAGCGTGACTGAGGCTGATCCACTATTTTCATACCCGAACTGAACGATGGTTGGGGGTGAGCCAGCGGAAAATCCTCCGCCTGAACTGCTAAATGAGTGCCATGCGGATGAATGTTGAACATAGCCGACATAGGGAGTCGACGCCGTGTTGAAGTAGATCGCCCCTTCGCTGACAAGGGTTGAGGGCGCGCCCGAACCAAAGCTCACAGATCCCCCGCCACCGCCAACGGTGATCCACGCCGAGGTGCTGTAGTCATAAAACGACAGAGTTGCAGTGTCCGTGGCGTAATAGAAAGCCAACCCACCCGAGAAGGGGATGGGAGCCGCAGGACGATTGGCCGCCAGACCCTCGCCGAGGTAGTTTATGATGGTCGAGGATGCGGACATTTAGCCTATTCTCCAACTAGCTTCATCGCTTATTCTCATCCGATCCGCCAGTGGGTCCCGTCATTCCAAACAGGAACAACATTGGTTCCACCACCGACTACAATCTCCCCGAAGTTTCCTACAGGACCGACAGTGCTGTCGCTAACGAACGTTCGCCCAGTGATCGTCGTAGCGAGGATTGTGGATGACGCCAATGTGGCAACAGTCTGAAGTTGACCCTGATAAAGTGTGGTATCGTGATCGACCATTAGGCCAACCCGTATACTGGCCGATCCGTTTTCGGTAGTCAGCATCTGGAAGGCTGTACCGTTAGATCCTACCGTCCAGTTCTGTGTAGCAACGGCCCGGAAGTTACCGCCTTGGATAAAGTTCGATCCGTCGAAACCGTAAATGCGGAATATGCCGAAGTTCTGGGATGCGGTAGTCGCCGTGGGGGCGGCACGTGTTCCATTAGCTGATTGGAAGTTAGCGGACGATCCTGTGCCGAAAGACTGAACGGTGATGTTGGACTGCACGCCATCGGCGGCGCGCACGATGAGGGGCGTGTTAGCCGAGGGAGGCGACGGCGCGACCCCCGATCCGGTGTAGGGATCGATGATTTCCGCGTTCAAGGTACCGGGGATGTCGCCAGCCACCAAAGCCCGAAACCCCGGCGCAGCGGCTCCCCCAGATGCAGGCCCCGCCCAGACCTGATTGGCGGACTGGTTCGCAAGCCCAAGATTGAGCGATCCCGCCGTGGTAACGGGCGAGCCGGTGACGTTGAAGATGGCGGGGGCTGTTAGGCCTACGGAGGTGACCGTTCCCGTCCCAACGCCCGCCGGAAGATCACTAGCAACCAAAGATCTCACAACCATTTGTCCAGCAGCTCCACTAGCGGGGCTGGCCCAGACCTGATTAGGTGAGAAACTATTTGGTGCTGTCACGCTACTCTAACTCCAATACATTGACCATAAGGATCTGAAATAAGTTGTGGAGCGGGTTCACTGAGATCTCCGGTTACCAATGGAAGCCACACCTGAGTCGATCCCCCACCACCAGTCTGAGCAACCCAACTCGGATTAGCTCCCGTCCCATTTGTCTGCAGGACGTACCCAGCAACCCCTGGGGCCAGAGCAACCCAACCAGTGGACGATCTGTAGAGAATATCACCCTGAGTTGGTGTTCCGACGAGAGAGTCAATCAGACCTGAAAGAGTGTCAAAGGTTAGACCAGTTGCTCCGGAATTGACAGCAACTATATATCCACCTTTAGCTGCGTAACTAGAAGGTACATCTGAAAGTTCGATAAACGTCTGAACTCCTACAACTTCCCAAGACCCATTAATGCCTGTGTAAAGTGTGGGAGGAGTTGAGGACGTGTCTACATATTGCTGACCATCTGTCGGTGTCCCTGTTGGCGGCCCAGAGCCTTCCGGAAATGAGCCAATAAGCCCATTGTTATTTCTTTGAAGGTTCCAACGCCTTTGAAACTCGGGTGTGGGTTTACCCGCCGGGGTGACAATCGCAATACGCCAGTCGAGAGGCCCAGTGTCCTGAGAGGTTGTGGCTCCGCTTGAATTAGCCGTTGCCATTACTTAGACTGACCATCTTGAGATTGACCGCTATCAGCCCCAGTGCCGACAGTAAGCACCACATCAGCTCCGTCCAGGCGAACAGGGCCAGCATAGTCTGTAATACGGAATATCCGTCCTGGTTGAGAAAATGAGCCAAGGGCGTTCCATATGAGAAGTTGAGTGGACGCGTCTGTTAAGGGTATGTCAAACTCTTGAGACCAAGTAACTCCATTGTCATCGGAGAAGGCGAGACTAATGGGCATGTCAATTGCGGAGTCGTCCCCAACACTGGCGGTGACACTAAAGTTTGCAACCCCGATAGCCGCACGAGACCTTGTTGCAATGCCTCCGGTAACAATTCGTTCAATTTCCCGCCAACCCTCATCCATGGGTTGGGTCGGATCTAATTCGTAAAGATATGGGTACAAACTGTCTCCGCCCATCACACGAAGATCCCACATGACCCCGTGAGTGAAGTTGAGACCATCGAAACCCTGAGACTGGAGTTGACACCACTCTTGAGTCGTTGTGTCGTACGCCCAATCTCCCTCGGGGCCCAGCGGAAGGACATAGAACCTATGACCGTCCATCACAAAGGTCCAGGCGGTTTGGCGGGGCACAGAGGGCTGGTTCTCTCCGTACGCCATGAGCATCGTGGCCTGCGTAACTTCAGAGGTCACGTTGTCTGCCCCGTCTGTGTACGCGGCCAAGATGACTGTCTGAGCCGCCCCAGAAGTATGCGCTGCTGGGGGCCCATATGCGTACTGAAGAAGGGCCTGAACCGTACGAGAAGCCGTATTTCCGACTGTCCCTGAAAGGACGGCTTGCTGCGATACGAAGCTGGTTGTCATACGGCATTACGCTGTCCGATTGATCCGGAACTTCCCATTAACAATAGTGGTCGGGGTGATCTGGGCCATGGTGTCTGGGTCTTGTTCAAAGATGTCTGTGTAGTAGGTTGGACTGACCGACAGAGCATGGCTAGAACCGCTCTCAGTGCCCCCTAGACCCCCTACTAGAGTGTCCTGGATGGTCGAGGTGCCCGAGTCACTCTTCAGGGCCCGTACGGTCATTGCAACGGCACTGACGATGGTTGTGTTATTCGGCGGACGTTGGACAATAAAGTCAGATGGCCCGGGGATATTAGCACCACCCGTGAGAGTGGATGAACCCCAAGTAGCCGCAGTACCAGTTGAGGTGGACGCAATGGAGTTGCCACCCGTGCCCGCAAGGTTAGCAACAACCTCTATTTGGCCAGCGGGAAGTTGGACTGCATTAACATCATAGTTAGACGTGGTTCCAGTACCATATTTTGTCCCCGCCCCAGGTCCCGCATTAATCGCATTGTACAGATTGAGGAGAGTATTTTGAGCAGTAGTGTCAATAAGGACGCTGAACGCCCCGCCAAGAGTGGTGTTAAAGGTGTACACGGCAGCAGTGGACCCGTTCTTAGTCCCGACCGTTACGGTGTTACCATTGGCGGGTTGTGTCGTCATGGTGAGGACGCCGGTTGCGTTGGTAAGAGCGGCGCTCACGTACGTATTATCATCGGGCGTCAGTTTATTCATGGTCGAATATGCCCCGACTGCCGCTCCGTCCGAGGGCTCAAACACCTGAGCATTACTGCCTAGTGTGGACAGTACTCTGGCGTAAGAGCTTTCATCAATGATTGCACCCTCGTAGCCACAGATAAGGACGACATAGGACCAATCAGGATCGGCCACAGACCCTCGGGGGAATGCGGATGTGGGAGGGCTGAAGGACGTGGTGTAACGACCCACTCCGTTTGTAAATCTAGTCTCGTCGAACATACCGGTGAAGTACGTGTTGGCAACAAAGCTCGGAGAAGTGGTCCCAGACGCTTCGCAACCAATTGCAAGTACCTCATCTCCACCGCCAAAATAGGTGGCACTGTCAGCAATAGGAAGACCGAATTGCTGGCCATTGACAAAGAGAAGAAGCTCTCCGGCTGACCGACAAAGGGCAATATGATACCAGGTATTAAGATTGGGAGTCCAGGGATAGACTATTCGAGTGGCTTGAGTAGCTGCGGTACCATCTGTGGAGATGTCGAACTGCAGAGAGCCATTATTGAAGGTCTGTCCACCATAGATCAACCGGTATGAGCGGTGATTGTTTGTTGCGTCCCACCTGCTGAAGATGGAAGCGTACTGAGTGGCGGCGGGAAGAGCCTCGAAACGAACCCAAGTTTCAAGGGTGAAGTCACTCGAACCCACGTCCAGAGCCGTAGCGGCAGCGGCACTGATACCCGAGTTTGGGTTAACCGGAGTCGTGATATTCGGCTGCATTGTGGCCAGTTGCAGGACACCAATACCGAACTTTTCATAGTAGTTGGGCGTCCAGCCCTGATTAGTCCCTTCGCCGTCCACTAGGAGTGTGGCAATACGACGATCTCCTAGCCACCCATTATTATAAGTTCCTTGGTCATTTCGAACGAATAGGTCGTCAAAATAGACAACAAGAGGACTCGGAGGGTCCTGGGTGAAGTTGGACTCATTACCGAATGCTATTTGAGCAACATTCGTTCCCGTGTTCAGAGTGGCCGTAAGACACGGGGTTGCGGTACCCGTTGCGTCGTCACACCGAAGGGTGAATGCCCCCGTGGTGGTGTTGTACTCGCATTCGATGAAGTGCCAGGTCCCTGCGGTCAATACGGGAGTGCTTGACGTGCCCTTTAGGGTCCCGAAACTGCCCGTGTACACATCAATATTACCAACGGTGTCCACTCCGATAGTGGCAAGTATGTTGTTACTTGCGTCTCTCCAGCTAAATAGCGGAAATTGCCAGGGAGAGATTACGGGTAAATAAGGCAGGTACACCCTGAAAGATGCAAACACATTGGCCGAAGAGGTGGGTAGAACTCGGCGAACAGATCCGTCATTAAATGGGCTAGGCACAACAGCAAGACAGCCAACACCGGTTGCTGGGGTGATGGCCGCTGAACAAGTCGCACTGGCCACCTGAGCCCACGAACCATTCAGCATATTTGCTGTGGACGAAGACCCAAGACCATAATGATCAAATCCGTCTAGTATTAGTGCAGTCATGGAGTCAGTCCGGCCTCTCGCCTAACTTGATAACGAATTCGTTCTTCAATGCCATTATTTGAAACCCTTGTAACGCCCCACCCAGCGTCAGTACTATCACCAGACTGGAAACCAATAGAGTACACACGCCCGTCGTCACCGACTAGAAAGACCCCATCATCGACCACCACAGGTGTTCCATCAAGGGCACCACGAGCGTACACGCGGCCTTCCACAGGGGCAAATGGGGCGGAGAAGTTGCCAGTTGCGTACCAGTTTTCAGTGGACTTACCTCCAATAATGAGCACCTGGTCACCCACGGCTCGAAGATGGAGGATGTTATCTGGTGAACTTTCTTTAGACGCAAAGTTCAGGGCGTCGATGCTTGTTGCGCCCGGATTGACCCAGTAGAATTGCTGACTATTGCTGATTGCGACCAGAATGTAGGAAGACACCTGGGTCAACGAACAAGGGGTTAAACCACCCGGAATCTCACATCCAACCAGTGCATTAAGCCCACCATTGATCAGAGTCGCCGAGGACGCCACTAGGGCCGTACCTGCAGTGACTACTAACGGGATGGAATTACCTGCAGTGCCCGGTGTGGTTGCGGTAAAGACTACAACCTGAGCAGGGTCTGGAGTCCCAACAGTAGCTGTTGCAGTGGCCCCTGAGCCACCTCCACCACTGAAACTAATAGTGGGTGGATTGTTAGAACTGTAACCATTGCCGTACTCGACCATCGTAACGGCAGTAACAGCACCGCCGGAGACTGTTGCGGTTGCGGTTGCACCAGACCCAATAGCGCTGGTGATAACGACTGTGGGGGCACTTGTATAGCCTGATCCACCAGCATTTACGCCAATTCCAGTAATACCGGTCGTACTGGCTGCAGCACTGACCGCAGTGTTAGCCGTGGTCAGAGTCGTACTGTAGTCCACCCCAGGCGTGCCGCTGGCATTGATAGCCAGGACAAGTTGATCCATAGGGTCTAAGACATGTCCGTCGGAAGTGTACGGATTGATGATGTATGGGTGAGCAGATGTTCCGTTATCACTACCAGAAAAGGTAGTTCCCCAACGATAATAAACATTAGCAACCTGAAAAGTGTCTGTCCCATCTACGATTGTCCCCGTCATCGTAAGGTAAGCAGTAGAACTGGACGTCCCAGAGTAGTACTGGAGGGTCGTCCCGTCCATTATCCATAGTTGCTCGTAGCCTGCCCCCCGGGCCCATGCGACCTCCGGGTAGCCCGTGCCGCTGATGATGCCCGAAATACTCGTTACCGACATGTCCTGGTTGATACGGTACAAATTCTGGCCGCAGACAACGAAAAGACTGTCGTCAAAGAGCCCGGAAAGGCTGTAGTTGCCTCTCATTGGGCCAAGTTCAGAGTAAGTTCCCGGGTTCAGGCCCATTATATTAGTGGTCCCCGGACGGGCCAAGACGGACGTACCCTCACGCAAATTGGCCGGATTAGCTTCAATCCACCGATTAAGAAGCTTAACCTCCGGTGTACCGCCGTAAAGACGCTGATAGGCGCTTCTACCTAGGGGTACTGCGGTCATCTAATACCTTCTTCAAGTGCGCTGCACCCCACCTAGGATCAATCGTAACCCCTAGTTTTTCGAGTGCTTGAATTGTCTTTTCTTTGTCCACTACGTACGGTTTGGCCGGAACGAACTTCAGTGGAGGACGTTTGACCCATCCGTAAGGGACGTCCTGAATTCGTTCGAACACCTTACCGACACCATCAGGGCTGTAGTACCACGCGGGCCAGAATGTCGGTTTACGCATCAGTAGGGGAAGCCACTGTTGAAGTAGTCTGCGGGATCGCCGTACTGACGGTTAGCAAATCGACCATAGAACCTGTAGTAATTGGTTAGATATAGGAGACCGTCTTCAGAGGGCGATTGACTTGTGGACTGTGTGTACTTGGCCGAGAACCTCTGCATTGCGTTCTTTAGCGTCTCAGCGGAAGCGGGGTGAATGACCTGTCCGTAACGGGGATTAAGTCGCATAGCCAACAGGATGATGAACATGTCATCAAACTCAGGTGGCCACGGCATCTCACCCGTGAGACTCAGAGGTGTGACAGTGATCCAAGACCCCATGTCTTCCCGATAAGTCCATTCCTGGCTGAGACCTGGGGTTTCAAGTACTTGACTTGTTTCCCCGTCAATAAGACGTCCATTGCCATAGACGGTTAGGGGGTTTTCGTTAAAATTGTTCGAGCAGTCCACCACACCCATACGAGCACCATCGTGAGGACGAGGATGAAACTTCGCATTACCTGGCCCCGTAAGGTTGCACATTAGACGGACATTAGTGTTGACAAAGATGTTACCCGGTAGGTCATTGGCCCACCAAGGGTAGCCTGTGGGGCTCTCGATATTGTCCTGGCCCAGTGGCATTGGATTTAGATGTTCGCCAGCTTCATTACCAAGAACACCTTGGACAATGGTAGTTAGCAGCGTAAAAGCCTCATTGATCTGATTGGTGTCTGGTGTGACGCCAAGAGGAATGAGGTTCGTTTCACGTAAAGCTGATGTAATAATGCTGCTAACAGCGGTCATCTATTTAGAGTGCCCAGACAGAAATATTGACCTTATCATTCGAGTTATTTGAAATTCGGGCGTACAGATTACCTGTGTACGCACCGTTAAACCACTCGGTCATCTTCTCCATTCGGTAACCACCTGAAGGGGTACCGGTCGGAGCGGTTGCCGCCACGGTCAGCAAGACGGGAACATGCGGCTGATGCTTACTGATCCGTACAAAGGTGGTAACAGCGCCCGAGATCTGTACCCAACCATCATTTGGATGGAGTGTGTACTGAGCAGTAACAGGGTTAGCCATTCAATTCTCCTAAAGCGGGGAGGAGCGTTAACTCCTCCCCTAAGTTAGTTACTGATCCGTACCGGTTGCACCATTGATGCGGCAGATCCGACGCCTATCGACCACGTTGGCCGAGAGAGCGACGTCAAAGCGCACTTGGTGTTCGCCAGTATTGAAGACCGAGTTCTGCCACATGCGGACACTGATCGGAACCTTCGTCAGAGCTTTACGCGAACCAATACCGGTCGCGGGCATGATGAGGTCCGCCGTGTTGACCACGATGGCGTCCTTGGACATGATAACCCGAGGCTTCACAGCAGTCGACGCGGTGCCGAGCCAGGTGATCGCCGCACCCGAAGCCGGGATGGACGCCACAGTACCGTGGGCCGCGTTGACAAGCAGTGTGTTCGGATCCGAGCCCGACGGAGACGAATTCGGGACCACAAGGGCCGGGAAGATCGTCGGAGTCGCCACACCAGAACCGTTGGCAGTCGTGTTACCGATTACCCGGAACTGTTGGAGGTGCTCAAGCGGGGCTTGGAGGCGGTTATCATACGCGTACACACCAGCAATCGTGAACACTTCGCCATCAGAGATGGTGGCATTGGCAGTGGTCGTAATGCTGAAGGTTTGCGTCAGGAAGTAACCCGGGGCGCTCGAAATCGCCACAGATGCGTAGTCAGAGTACTGGTTCGCACCGGTAACCGTAGTCGTACCACGAGTACCGAGGGTCAGCGTCGGGAGTTGCTGGGTGAACATCGTCGGAATACCGTGGATGTCACCAGTAAAGCCCTTGCGGAAGACCGATTGGCCTAGACCCGGGAGAGACGCGTTACCTTGGCTGTACGCAGTACCGGTACTACCATAACCAGTTTGGTTCAGGATGTTGCCGCCCAGAGCTTGTTTGTCATAGTAAGACAAGACAGCCCGGAAGTCAGTGTCCTCAACACCTTCTTCTTTAAGGCGGGTGTAACCGCTGGCGATGTCATTCCAGGTGGACACGGGATCGCCGGGAGTGCCAAGCCAGTTGTTGGACGAGTTGACAGCAAAGCCAAGAATGTACGCGTCGATCTGTTCGGCCAAGTTCATAGCCGCAGAACGAAGAGCTTCGGACTCACGAGCAGCACCGACGTCGCGAATACGCACGAAGTCCTGCCAACCCATGGACGACCCAAAGATGTCTTGGATTTTGTATTGTTCAGAACCGAAGATGGTGTTTTGAACGTCGTTAGCGGTCAGGTTATTGACGGCGTTGACGGTGTGAGTCACAACGTAACGGGGCACAACCTGCTCGACCACGGTCAAAGCGTTTCGGTCATTCATTTCATTTTCAAACTTACGCCAAGTTACCATCTCAGCGGAAGTCAGGTTATTTTGGAAGATCGCGGCAAACGAGTTAAGGACAAGTTTTGCCTGATCAACGGTAACGTTAGCGCCACCAGTAGACATTAATCAGGTACTCCTAAAATGAGTGTGTGGGTTATTTTCCATACCTTGCAGGGGCGAAGAATTCCGCCTCAAAGGCATCGAGGTCATCGGTGTCTGGGGCGACCGAAATAAAAGCTCCGTTGGTCCCACGGGCTCTTACGGGAGGCGGGGGAGGGGCTTTTGTGACCTTCGGTTTTGCCAGTGTTTTTTGGGCGTCCGCTTCCAGGAACTTGGCTTCGATCCGACCTAGCGCGAGGGTCGCTTTTTGTGCGCCGCTATTTACGATCTGAGTTGCTTCTTCTGGATGATTGGACAAGTAGTAAAGAACGTCGGGGCCTTTGTCCATTGACATGATAACTGTGGACAAATAGCCAGCGTAGTTTGGCGGAAGGTTACTGAAACCATTGAGCATCGGACCAATCTTCTCTTGAAGATCCGGATACTCAGTCTTGGCCGATTCAAGTTTAGAGTTCCAGGACGTCTGGAGTTCTTGCCTTGAACGATTGGCCTCTTGAATTCGTTGCTCCTCGGCGGCTTTCGCAGCCATCTGAACACGCTCTGTTTCCAGAGTGTAGCGGGTCAGGTCCCGAATATATTGAGGATCGAATTCACCCAATGGGTACTTCTCAGTACCGTCCTCACGGACATCATCGGGTTGTGGTTCAGTATTAGTCTTTGCCGCTTGCGCAGGCTTAGGCTGAAGACCTGCTAACTTCTCTTCGAACTCTTTGCGGAGTTGTTCGAGCTTAGCGTCGGCCTCTCGCTTTACGTCCTCGCGTTGCCTTACGAGTTCATCAATCCTGTCCTGAACAGTCTTCTTCTTCGGTGGAGCTTCTTTGTACTCCGCCTCCGGGTCATCGTTCGGGTCAGGCTCTTCTTGTTGCTGTTGAGACTTAGCCTCTGGCTGGCTGGTGTCGGTGTCGTCTTGTTCCGCCTGCTCTTCAACCTTGGTCTGGGTTGTTGACTCAGGTGCTAAGGTCTGACCAAAGAAATCAGCACTGAAGGCGTCAAGATCATCAATAACAGGGACTTGGGCGTCTGTAGAGGTTACAGTCTCACTCATCTAGGTAGTTGCGGTCCTTAAACCGATTGCGCGGGCTGAGTTGCGGCTTTCTGAGGGTTAGCAGTCTGCGCACCTGCACTAACCTTCGCCGAAAGAGTCTTCATAGCCAGCTCTTGACTTTGTTCAAGTTGCTGTTGCTTTTGAAGGTGCGTGAGATGGTCCATATGCATTGAATGGGCCAACTGAGCACGCTGGATATCATGTTCATCAATAGTCTGAGCACCGTCCAGAAGCATCTTAAGGGCTTCCAAGTCGGGCGGTGTTTCGGTTCCGCGGTCCTGATTTAGGGCGGTAATTCGCTTTGTCTCGGCGTTGTAAGACTCGATCTCAAGTTTCTTGAAGTCGATGGTCTTGTCCGCCTTGAGCTGCTGATTCTCATTCTGCAGTTGGCTAATGAGCATCTGAGCTTGTTGCTGCATCTGTTGAACTTGAGCAGCGGGCACCGGTGGAGGACCACCGTCTTTCTCATCAAGGAGCTGAGGTGGGATGGTCTTCTTGAGACGATCAGCAAGCTCGTCAGCACCGGGCCAATCTTGAGCTTTCGCCACCAGGTCGCCCGCAACGGACATAAGTTGAGGCCAAACCTGAATGGCGTCCATCATCGCCTGAGCGGCTTCAACCCTGCGCGTAGTGTAAGACGTGCCAGTGGAGAGAGCCACATCGTATTTCCCCGCCCCCAGGTCAATCGAATGGGGATCCATGGGGTCATTGATACGCTGGAACTTGATTGCCTCATCTTCCCCGATCAGACGAACAACACGAGTTCCGTCATAGATTTGAGGAATGAGTTGGTTGATCACATCGCCAGCTTCCAACAAAGCGGCGTCGGCATTGTCGTAGTACGTCTGAGAAGCAATGTCCCCCTCATGCTGACGATTCATGATCGCCTTGCCGGAGGTTTCATTCGACCTCATTCCCAGACTGGCGTCTTGAATACCAGACACGTCTTTCATGTCTTGAGTATTCATAGCCACCTCTTGGAAGATGGCAGCCTGCGGTTGGGGAGGTTCGATCCTCTGGATGTTCTGACCAATAATGGCTTCGTCGTTGACGATCAGCAATGGGTCACGGGTCAAGTGAGCCCTACGAAAAGCCTCCTGTCGTCCTTCGACAGCCGACTGCGTGGCAAGCCACTGAGCCTTGGGGGCGTAGCCAAGTTGCTCCGCAGCAATGGACCGCCAAAAGTTCTTAAGGCGGGAGGGGTCCTTCATGAAGCGCACAAGCCCATAGCGGACTCGGCGACCAGCAACATTGACGATCCGTCCAGACATCCGAATAATCGGAAGACGGTTCATTCGATACTCGTACGGGCCCGCAAGAATCTGCCAGCCAGTGCAATAGTGCATTTGAGCAAACCGACACCAGACCACACGAGTCTTAGTGGGATTACCGTTCTCTTCAATCATCTTGTCGAGATCAGTGTCGTCGTCGACCTCATACATACGACCATTCTCAAAGAGAGCCAGAGTCTTCTGACGCTCGATTATGCGCCAGTACTCCGTGACTCGATAGCTCTCCTCATCCATCCACCCGGCCATCGTCACTCGGTCAATCTTATCGACCTCCATGAGATTAGCACCGCCAGCGGCTTGGGGCCATTTGCGGGTGAACTCGTCCTTCGGAATACGGTCGTCCACAAACACTCGTTGGGCATCTCGGCCCGTGGGGTCCACAGAGAACCTGTCCCATACCGTGGCCATCACATCTTCGATTGGACGAATGAAGATGTCCTGATCAAACACGTCGTCTCGGGCGTACTCGACGGTCACCTTGAAGGCCCCGTCGCCACATTGGATCATTGACTCGAAGGCCTGATCGTATGAACGGTCGGCCCGTGATTGCATCTCGATGTTACGGACTAGATCTTCACGGACACTCGCGATGTCTGTGTCCTCATCGTTAGACGGAACAACTTTGATGGCCTTCCGGCTTTCCCGCCAATCACCGACAAGTTGGGCGGTAAACTGAGGTATGGTGTTAATGACAAGGCAAGGGAGGGATTTCCGCTGGAGAAGAACAACAGGATCCCACTGCTCACCAGCAGCAAAGCGTAAATCATCTATAGCTTCATAACGATTGATTCTGTCGAAGTCGATGTCATTTTGGTAGTTCTGCCGCATGTCGGCGATAAAGGCGTCTTGGCTGTCAAAACCTTCAGGAATGTAATCCTTCTTAATCGGCTCGACGTCAATGAGATCTGGCCGACGCAGGTTTTGCTTTGTCGGAGACACCTTTTGGCGATTTACATCAATGTCGGCTAAGCCGTCGTTCTGCTGAAAACCAGCCAAATTATGCCATCCAACCTGTGGGAGACTCTTTCACGAACTCGTACGTCTCGTACTCTTCAATCTTTGTTTTGTCATGTGTGTCAGATAGGATCCGGCGACCGGTGATCTTGTCGAATATTTCGGTGAGACCCCACACAAGGGCGTCAACACGGTCAGGGGAACCATTGGATATGTTGCGAAGATTGTCCGCAGCGAAGAGACACATCTGATCTTCAAGGGCGTCAAATCGACCCACGTGATGGACTCTGCCCTGCTCATACAGAGCGCTAATGGGCTCCGCTCGGACGATCTTGCCCCGAGACGCGTGGACAAGTTTAACGGGAACGGACCGATCAACAGCCTTGATTGTGCTTTCGACCATCAGTCCGCCTTGGTTCTTTTCCGCCACAATCTTGTCTGCGGACCAAGAACGGTATAGCCTGACAGCTTTGCGAGACCATTCTTCGGGGGTGCCACGGCAGGAACCGTCCTCTAAGACGTAGCCTCTGGCGTACCCGTCTTTGTCGCGGGCGAGACCAACAACAACAATACCATGCTCATCGGACCCCTCATTGTTCGACACGGCGGGGTCCACGGCCACTATGACTCTTTCGAGGACCTCGGGCACCTCGTACACACGCCCTTTGTCTAGGTCTTCACGGTTGAAGAGCGCTCCCGGAATGTCCGTGAGGATCTCCCCCTCAAGTTCCTGACGACCCAGGCGAGTACCTCCGTAGCGCTCGTAAAGCTGTTTGACAGTGTTCGAGGCGAGATTGGCCTGATTGTCCAGTGTGGCTCCACGGGTTACCACGGTGTCGGGGTCAGCCGTAAGACGTTTGATTAGAGGGAGTGGTCTTGGGGTCGTAGTAACCAGCGCACGAGGGTGTTCTCCGAGGCGGAGACCGAATTGGAGCTGGTCCCAGGTTTCTTGGATGTAACGGAATTTAGCAAGTTCATCAACCCACGCCGCGTGGTGCTGGGGACCTCGAAGCTGGTCAGGTTCTGTTGCATTGTACACCCATGCTTCGACCCCGTTGGGCCAGGTTAGACGCCTGTTTGTGGGGGACCACTCGGGTCTAAAGTCTCTGGGATGACAGGCGAGGATTCCACTATCCCCCAAGACCATGACGTCTCGGGCGTCTGCGGCGGTTTCAGCAACAAGAGCGATCCGTCGCCACCCAGAGGGAGGGGGAGATAGTGGTGTGGGGCCTGTAACATTCTGTCTGATCCATTCTGACCCCATCCGGGTCTTGCCAAATCCACGGCCCGCGAGGACCAACCAGGTGTTCCAGATCCCCTCAGGGGCCAGTTGGTTGGGTCTTGCCCAGAAAGCCCAGTGCCACTTAAGCTCCGCTAGTTCCTCTTCGCTCAGGGAGGCTAACAATGTTAGACGCTCCTGCTCGCTTAACGAGGCTAGATATTCTGCCGGTGAAGTCTGCAACACTTTCCTTTACATGCTGTTCATGTTTGATCGCATTACCGTCGGGCCCGGAGATTTCTTGGCGATCCTTCCAGAGGGCAATCGACTTACCGGCCAGTTCAATCGCCCGAAGAGCCGCCTGGGGGTTGTCCACCTCGGTTGCGTCGATGATGTTAATGAGCTTGTTGATCAGGTACTCGGCCTTGATCTCAGACTTCTGTGTCCGGATTGCCTGCCTGCGCTCAATCTCCTCACGAATGAGAGGGTGAGCCATCAACTCCCCAGCACGGGGCATCGGGTTCTTGCTGTCTTTGTAGTCTGAGAGTTGGTACGCCTTTGTGGCGTTGAAGTTGGCCGCCCCGAAGTACTGGTCAATGAACGACCTCATCTTCGGGGTGAGTTTATGACCCTTATGGCCAGTACTCTTCACCCGACCTTCGGTAACTGACAGATAAGCCATTAATTTAAGTCAATTTCCCAATTTCAATTCGAACACACACCGACCCGGCCTCCATTACGTGGTTTTCCACTATGGCCATTTCTTTTGTTAGTCTGGCCCGATCCGCCTCACAACTCTCTTTGGTTTCGTAAGGGTGTAAGAGGGCTTTCCGTGTTGGACCGTTATCGCCACTAATGAGGGCGACTAGAACTAAGAACCACATTTATATTGCCTCCTTTAGTTTCTTAGCATCACCCCTTGATATGAAACTGAGTATGGGAAACCTATCAACGTCCAGCTTCTTTAGCTCAGAGCGAAGATGGCGCGGAATTGTCACCAGTTTTTCAGGATCAAGTTCGGGGCCTTCCGCGTCTGGGAACACCACAGTAATCCGCAAAATGGGATCACCATCGATACCGACGTCAGGCTCCACCTCAATTGATTCAATAGTAACGCCACTGAGCCTTTCTCTGATAACAGAAGTAACGATATCGTCTATTGCGCCCATATCGGTTCTCCCTGGGGTCGCCTCGCCTGGTGGGTTCGAAGATAGACCTATCTCCACTATCCACATTATACCATTTTGGGCGACAAAAGTCAATAGACAAAATAAACAAAAAGGCCTATGTTACATCTAGGAGGTTATCTTTTGTATTATTGTCTTTTTAATTTATGTCTTATAGATGTATGTTATAGTGCTCATCTACGTACGAAGTGAGTCTTGATCTTTATGATCATGCTCTATAGCTGTATGTTATCGTGTAGCATCTTTAAGTACATTATACTATTTTCGGGCACCCAAGTCAAGTAAAATCGTACAAAAGGACATAAAAAAGTTACATTCGAGGGTTACATGGGGCCCCAAAAAATGCTATTTTCTTATGTAGGCGAGTAGGTGGCCGTGACCGCGATCTGGGCAGCATTCGAATTCATGGTACCCCCGGCATGGGGTGGGTGAGAGTCCAGTCGCCTGGCCAACGTGAACAAACAAGCAACTGATCACATCGAGTGAAACAATATGAAACAATATGTTACTTGCACCGGGCAATGGGCTGTGAGCATATGGAGGTTGTCAGCGGCCAATGGCCCGACAGTGACCAGCATATAGCTGGCTCGCTAACCCCTCGCAGAGGACACTTGCACCTATGGCTCGGCTAAATGCCAAGCGTAGAAGGGCACTCGCGGAACATAAAGAGCGCATAGCTCAGAGTGCACTCCGGAACCCTTCTATGGTAAGCTCTGTGGGCTTCTTACGGTCGTCAACGGCACAAAAGCCGCTTGAGATCGTTGCCCGCAAAGCCTTCTATCAACGCAAGCTGGACAAGGGTCAGTCAGGCGTCAAGCTTGACGGACCAGTGACCACACCTGAGCATGTTCGTGACCCGATTGTGAGCCCCAGACCGTCTCCGCCGCCTGTTCGCAGGCTAGCAAGGCCGGACAAGGTTCAACCAGTCGGACACAAAACATGGTCAGGCAAGACCTCGACCGTCGAGTTTGAAGCACGCCACAAATTACCTCCGGGTGTCTGGGGCGAGAAAATCGACAACGGTTAAAAGCGAGGGGTTTACATTCCTAGGCGGACTACGTATTGTCCGCTTAACATATCTAAACGGGGCCTGCGGGCCTACGGCCAAGGTGTTAGACACCTAGGTGATCTTCGATAGGGTCATTAGCTGACTCCTAGACCTTCGTTGCACCGCGTCGCGGGGCGACACCAAGGTTTGGGTGATGCGAAGGCCTTTAGCACGAGGATCGCAGTAGGGCTTGGTGAATGGGCATGATTGCCGCCTCAGGGTCAAGATTGGCAGACTCTTAGGGCAATCCACGCCACAAATTTACGCGCCTTATCGGGCTCTGTGTGAGAGATAGCAATCTCACATGTCTGTAGCCTGAGCGTTAGCGCGATTGTGGGTGAAGTCTTGCCCGGAAAAGTCGGTGACTGGCAGGACACTCTCTGAGTGTTTAGAACCAATCGTGAGCGATCACGTGTCACCGCAATGCAGTACGTTAGTGCTGCGCTAGACGGATCATGGGCCCTATCAATGGAGAGAAAGCCCATGAACGCACGCTACATTGCGTTACATCGCAAATCACCAGACGACCCAATAGAGTACACCGGGCCTTTCGTCTCACAACGGATGGCTCAAGAGTTCTTAGACACGCTTCCCGCTAAATTCAAAGTTATCAAATCACTAATGAACCCCACAAGTGCACGACAATTGTTGTCTGCACATTGAAACCTTAACGCCCATTGATCCTTCTAGCGCAGCACTAATGCTGCAATTTGGAACCTAAAGGGAACCTATAGCATGTCTGTACAAGTGAAAACCGAAGAGCTTGGCGCTGTTCACGTTGCGTCTGTCCATCTCAAGCTTATGTCCAAGGAAGCCATTAAGGCGGATCAGGACATTATCAAGTCAAATCTGACTAAGCTTGACATGGCAATTCACTCTAACGCGGTTCAATGCCTGCTACACGCAGAAAAGCACGGCGACACTTCTCTAATGCGTCGGTTGCTCATTGAGATCATTGAGCCCAAGGGGAACGGTTATCGTCGGCAAGGCCTGATCCAATGGATGAGAGCTTACTCGCCCATGGAACTAAAGGGTGACGTTATCACTCTCTCAGGCGTCAACGAGAAGGGTCAGAAGCGCCCATTCGAAGTTGAAACTGCCAACGAGAAGCCCTTCTGGACTGATAGGCGTTTTGCTGAGGTTGTGAAGCCTGTGTATCGTGACAATTTGATGTCGAAAATTAATTCGTCCATCAAAGAGTTTCGGTCCGCAATTGCTAACACTGTCAACGGCAAGCCGATTGATCCGACTAAGCCTTACTTCGATGGAGTCCATCCCGCAGAGCTTATCAGCTTCTTTGATGAGGTTGAGAAACGCGCTAACGCCCTGCCAGCGGATCAGACCCGTGCTGTTCGGAAGGCCCAAGAGGACTTGAAGCAAGCTCTTGGAGACGACCAAGAGGCTCGCAAGGCGGTCCTGGAGGCGGTTCAAGCCGCTTAACGAACAACCGTTCGTATCCGCACATCCGTGCGGTTATTAATGCAATATGACCTGAGCAAGTCATTAAACTGCTCGATTTGCATTTATTGAGACACACGGGCGAGTTTTAGAGTAGTTTATGTCGTTCGTGTGTCTCACCAAACGCAAATCTTGGGGTTGTGGCCTAATGATCAGATTCCTAAAAGAGCTAACGATCATAACGGGTGTTTACTCGCTTCTGATAATTCTAGGGGCGTTTGTCTATTGGTTCTGGATGGGAGGTTAATCAAATGCCGTACGAAAATGACTTCGACTTCTGTGATCTTGATCGGGTTTGGTACATGTGGAAGTACCTCGAATATTGTGAACAAGTGGGGGCATGGGGGTGAAAGATCTTATAGATCGCGAAAAGGTACTCACTTTCGATCAAATATCCAGGCTCATAGAAACCGAAAGAGCCTACACGACGGGTCGTTATGAGGGTGGGGAAAGATACCTACTAGACGCAATCCGTCATTGTGTGATATCGGCAGAAATGAGAATTAAAAATAAGGAAGACTCCGGTAAGTTTGTGTAAAGGCGACCCTATGGCGTGCCCCATATCGCTCCATGTGAATGACTCCCCCACTCGTCCATGTTCGAGCGGATTTATCGCATGACCATAGGGTCACCTGTACACAAGCCTTTTGTGTGCAGTCGAAAGACTTCTTAGGGTGTGGAAAGAGGTTACTAAAATGACTAATATTCCTTGGGAAGACGTGGACTCGTCTAACGTCAAGCAAGTTTTCTATGACGACAAAGCTAGATCTCTGGCCGTAAGGTTCATAAATGGAGGACTTTACGTCTACACTAACGTTGACATGGAAGTTTACTCCGGTCTCATGTTCGCCGAGAGTGTGGGGAAGTATCTCAATCAGGCGATCAAAGGCGTTTACCCATATGTCAAGTGCTCAGATGAGCAGGACTTGATACAAACTTTGGCACAAGTTGAACCGCGTCGCGGGGCGACATCACAAGCCTAATTTATTAGCGTCTAACACTTTAGTTGCACCGCGTCGCGGGGCGACATCGACGCTATTTAAACTAGCCTTTAAAGTGCTAGTGGATTGTCGTTGACCATTTCCAACAACTTTTCACGCAAGGGGCGTAGAAAATGACTGCTAACACTGAGAACACAAAGCCCAAACTGTACATGACGGTCGAGACAACTGGCCCTGGTGGGGAGTTTATCAATCGTAATATTATTGACTTGCATCATTTCGGTACCGCCGCATGGCTTGGTAAGCATATTTGGTGGGCAAGTCACAATGGCTACAGCGTAAAGACTGACATGGCCACACCTGAAGACGTGGAGGAGTACGTCTCGGAAGTGGCCAATCGCTTAAAGGCCAAAATGGAGGGCGTGGAGGCCGCTTGAGGCTCTAGGCTACCCAAATACCAGAAAACCCATGATTGCCACGTACGGGCTTTAAAACGGCCTTTACGGGGCATTCTGGGCGGGGGCACCACATTATGAACATATTCGCACTAGATTTGGACCCAAGACGAGCCAGTCAGTGGCATGTTGATCGCCACGTTGTTAAGATGCCCGTCGAGTACGCTCAGCTTTTGTCCACGGCCCACTCTGTCCTTGACAATAATCAGGTGGGTTACAAAGTCACTCATGTAGGCCATCCCAGTGCCCGTTGGGCCCGATGGTCACTTGAGAATTATCTATGGCTTTATGAGCTTTTTCAACAAACCTCTGCGGAATACAAATACAGGTACGGTAGGGAGCACGGATCATGGGTTGATCTGGGCAAACCTCTGAGCAAACCCCCGACTAGAATTGACAAATCGGTCCCCTTCTGGCCCCCGTCAATCGCCATGAGCCCGGAGTACATTGTTATGAACGATTGGGGTCTTCCCGATTGTGTGAAGTCATACAAAAACTACTACAACCTAGCGAAGCGACACATTCACTCATGGTCATTTCGCCCCAAACCAGATTGGATAACGGATCATGAGACTGGCACCCGGTGATAAGGTCACTCTAACAATTGAGAGCATAGAGCAAGAAAATAGCCCTGATGGGTGGGCTTGTATTTGCTTTAAAGAGTCTATTAGCGTTAACTTCCATCGCCCGACCGTCTGGGTTAATACTAAAACACTGACAGATGTTCCACAAAAACCTATCGAGCCTGGAGATGTCGTGGAGTATAAAAAGTTATCAGATCCCACTTACAAAGTAATTGCGATATTTAACGGAAATGCTTGGGTACATGAGCTAGTATGTAAAAAAAGTACTCACATAATCGGTCTTCAACACCTAAGATGGGTAGAGCAATGAAACCTGGGGACATTGTTTATCAGAGCTTCAACCCTCACACTAAATTTGTAGTGATTTGTACATACAAAACACGCGTTTGGGTGCATTTAGAAGATGCCGAAGACGACATGACTTATGTATTCTTTCACTATGACTTGAGGTTAGCCAAATGAAACTGAACACCGGTGATAAGATCACACTTACGGTTAAAGAACTGTGTAGAGAATTAGTTGGTGATACAGATGGGCTGGCTAAAACTGTTTTTAAAGTGGTTGGATCTCATGATATTCTCATGATAGACGACTCTGCGATACTGAACGTAGTAAAAGCTCCTGAACCTCTTAAGGTGGGGGATACGGTTCGTCCTTACAGATCCACTATCAATACGTACAAGGTACTCTGTATCTATAAAACTAGAGCTTGGGTAGTAAGTACACACAATGACGACAATACCGGAGTGTACTATCTCAAAGACCTAATAAAGGAAAACTGAAATGTGGTCTAAACACGAAGACATCACCTATGGCCTTGGCTTGGCTCTTTGCTTAGCCCTGGTCTTTTTTGCACTTCAGTCCTTTGTCTAACAAACAAGCAAAGGAAAAGAATTTATGTGTCGTCGGGGTGGACCCTGAAATAGTGTTCCCCGCGACTGACAGACTTCTACGTTTCAAGCCCGATGTTGACTACGGGGCTCTTTTAGTGGCCGCTGGTGTATTTAGATCAGTTAGCGAAGCTTGGTCACATAATTTTGCTGGTGAGGTCCCCAAAGGCGAGGGCCTACACACATTTAATGTCAATGGATTTTCAGTCTATCTTTATAATCCACAACACCCTTGGGAGAATTGGAAATGCTCAGGGTCTTGACAATTCCGTAAAATAGTATAAAATATCTTTAAGCGGTTGGTAAATACACCTTATAGAGATGCCACCAACCCATCTCCCTTCATACAACTGTATTATTATCCAGTTTATGAACCCGCCCAGATGAACATGGGCCCAAATCCCGGAAATGCAATAGATGACTACCAAGAAATTCGGAGACAATTCCAAAAATTATCCCGCTGAAATGAGGACTCAACTATGGCCATTGTGCTGTGGTGCGAGCATTATCTCAGGTTTCAAGAATGTTGGTAACCTGACTGAGGACGAACTAGTTGAGCAGATACAAAATATCTGTGATAATTACATCCCCGATCATCAGGTGTACAGTCAGGAGATTATCAGGCCGAGTCTCACCTTCCTGACTCTAAATAAATCTCAGATGGACTCTAAGAAAATCATGAATGCGGTCAAGAAAGCCAATTTTGTCCAATTCGCCACGGCAAAGCCCAGAGGAGCCCGCCAAGGGTTCTTTGTGAGGGACAAATCAGAGACGTTTAATGCAACTGCAATCGCGGGATGAGGCGGTCAGTGAGATTATCAAATCTTACCTTAAATTAAATAAGGCTAATCCCTCATCTTACGCCCTGATCAACGAGGACGGACTTGCCATTAGTCAAACTTTAGAGGCCTGTCATTATAAAATGGCTTTCAATCTCACTAGGCGTAATTACTGGCAAGGTCTGATAACTGCGTACCCTGTAAAAAAGGATCTTGACTTAGAGTTCTTTCAGGAGCTTCTTGTGCCTTTGTACAGCAATTGGTCATCTTGTATAAATCTTAAATCCAAGGATGGTCATTACTACATAGAGGTAACAGACCTAGACAAAGTACCGGCTAATGCCCTATATAACTTCTGTATTGCCAGTCGCATACCAATTGAATTTAGAACCAATCTGATCTTGTGGGACAAACTTCGAAAATCAGGATTGACCAGTCGTCAAGCATTCGCATCTTGCAAGTGCATACTACCAGCTAGTACACCAATATCTAAACTACTTGACGTGGAGGTTCTAGCCCCATTCGACTGGACAAGTTTCGGTCATTGGCCGTTTTACATATCCGCCAAATTGGATCGTCTCACTAAGACAGGGCCCAGTGACCTTTCTGTGTCTTATTATGAGAGCCCTGGTGCATCTGCTCCCTGTAACTCTATATGGGGTGAGTCTCAAGATCTTATGGATCTCAAGGGTAACACTCTCCGCAACTTCTGGAAAGAGCATGAATAATGAAAACATTCTACAGCTTTAGAGACGAGACCGGGCCTGGCGGTTGCTCCTGGCTACTCAAGAACTCATACGGAATGGAGGAGGTTCAGAAACCTTCAGAGGCTGACGTCATTATCTGGAATGGCGGAGAGGACATTGGTACGTCAATTTATATGGAAACTCCGGTCAATCGCTCTATCCCATTTCAGCCAAGTTCTCGCGACATGACTGAGATGGAAATGTTTATTGATTTCCGGGGCTTACCGGGAAAACTATTACTCGGGATTTGTCGTGGTTCTCAACTATTGAATTGTCTGAATGGCGGAAAGCTCTATCAGGATGTGGATGGCCATTTTAGATCACACAAGATGATCGACCTACCGACCGGCGAGATCTTGGAAGTTACGTCCACCCATCACCAGATGATGAGACCGAATGTCAAGGACGGAATTGTTATCGGAATTAGCTCTATGTCCTCCTACAAGGACTCGGGATATTTCGGTATTCAGCAATTCAAGCCCGTACAGAACCTCAGGAATGGTGAGGACGTGGAGATTGTCTGGTATCCCAAGACGCACTCTCTGTGTATTCAGGGCCATCCAGAGTACGTTCCTAACTCAAGGTTCGCTAGTTACACGTACGAGCTTATGCAGAAGTGTTACTCGGAGATTGGTCAATCATGTGCGGCTTAGTTGGGATAGCCGGTAACTGCACTGTAAACATGAAGGACGTGTTCACAGAGCTATTGTTCGTGGACGTCCTAAGGGGTCCTCATTCAACCGGTACGGCTCTCATCAAACGAGAGAACAGTAAGGTTATGCTGGCTAAAGCTCCTCTCGCCAGTCCTCAATTTATTAGTACAAAAGAGTACAAGGACTTAATGCTCGAAGTGGGTATCAAAGCTATAATTGGCCATAATCGGTACGCCACTGTCGGGGACAAGAACGAGAAGAATAGCCATCCATTCAAGTTCGAAAATATAGTTGGTGCCCACAACGGAACTCTCGATCATTGGACTCTCAGAGAGCTTCCCGACTGGAGAATGTTTGGGACTGACAGTGAGGCCATTTTTAATGCCATCAACAAGAATGGTCTCAAGCCCACAATACAATCTATTTCAGGCGCATGGGCCTTGACGTGGTTTGAGAAGTCTTCGGACACGATCAACCTACTCAGGAATGATAAGCGCCCTTTATATTACACTTACAGCGAAGACAGAGAAACCCTATTCTGGGCGTCTGAGTCTGAGATGCTTGAGTGGGTTCTAAAGCGCAATAGGGTGAAGATCTTAGAAAAGACTATCTATCAGATTGAGGAGAATGTCCATTACACGTGGAAGCTGCCTAAGAGCTTAGGGGACAAGTTTGAGAAGCCCTTGGTGGAGAAAGTTGAGGGCAGTTCTTTTACTCGGGCCGTCAACTACGGTTATGGCGGCAAGAACAACGACGACCTAGGAGATTACTACCTCCCTGGCTATAGCTATGGGTACGATCCGCAGTATAAATCATCTAAAACAGATGTGGCGGTCATCGAACCTAAACCTAAAGCTAAATATAAGCCTACGATGATCATCGACACCAAGAAGTTCAGGCCCCCTTACAAAGATCATTACGGGCATGTGATCAATAAGGTGCAATTCAGCAAGCTTGTGTCTTCAGGGTGTGTGTTCTGCGAGGACACCACATCTCACTGGGGAGATTTTATCCATTGTCTCAAGGACGACATGGACAACCGTAAATTGTATTTGTGCGAAGATTGCTACAATGACACAGAAATTAGGGAAATGATGGAGTACGCACTATGAGTTCTAAGATCCTTGTCGGAGCCGATCCAGAGCTTTTTATGAAGAACAAGGAAACCGGCGAGTTCGTGTCGGCCCATGGTCTTATTCCCGGAACCAAGCACGAGCCTCACAAGGTTCCTTTCGGAGCTGTCCAAATCGACGGAACGGCCCTTGAGTTCAATATTGATCCCGCCAATACCGTTGAGGAATTTGTCCATCATATTCAAGCGGTTAAGGCCCAGATTGCAGATTTTGTCCCCGGCTATAATGTGGTAGCTGAGCCAACTGCAGTCTATGAACGGACGTACTTTGACTGGGGAATTCCCGGAGTGTCTAAGGAACTGGGTTGTGATCCGGATTTCTGTGCATGGAACCTTGAGGTTAATCCTCGTCCCGACCCCGGTAATAGGCCCTTGAGGACCGCTGCGGGGCATATTCATGTTGGCTGGACGTCTGACATGGACGTTTACGACAGAGATCACTTCAGGCTTTGTGGTAAGGTCGCAAGGCAATTGGATTATTTTCTAGGTATCTTTTCGCTGAAGTGGGACAGCGACAATACTCGACGAGAGTTGTACGGAAAGGCGGGGGCTTTCAGGCCTAAGCCGTACGGAATGGAATACAGGGTTTTATCTAACAAATGGCTAACCTCCGAGCCTTTGATCCGTTGGGTATACAATCAGACCGTTATGGGTGTTCGGCTTGGTCTTGATTACGAAGAGTGGGCTGAGGATAATTGGGGTATGCTAGCACAACAGATAATCGACAATGGGATAAATGATTGGTTCAATAAATATCCAATTCTACCGAATGTTGAGCCTGTCCCAGAGGAGCAGGTGGCTTAATGAAGCTGAACTACGATAACTTAGAAGACGCATCTAGTAAATTAGTTGGAACTTATTGTCTTTACAAGGGTAAAGCCATCACGGTAAAGACAATCTCTGAGGTGGCTGAGAACACTTTCCTGTTCACGGCGAGTAGTATGAGGGATAATAAGACGGTTACGGGCGGGATTGATGAGCCGGAGTTCAATTGCTCAGACTATAATATAGGGTATGTGAACCGTCTGACCGCTGCAACTTGGTTTTATCGAATGCCTTTTAAGCAGTACAAACAGGGCTTAAAGCAGGATCAACTGGGCAGGGTTTCCAGTAGTCTAGAATTTAGCTCTGTGGACTTCAAGCACAGTCCGATAGTTGCCAATATGCTTGAGAATAAGTACCCCACATTCATGCATGCTCTAAAAGCTTTAGATGACAAAGAGGCTAAAATCATGGCCTTTCATAAAAACTTTGCTGCAACTTTTGACCCACTTCATGAAGATTACATTATTGAGTACAAGGGTAATAAAGTTGGTCACACGACTAATTATGGTCGAGGTGTGAAGCTACTCCCTGAGTGGGAGTACATCCTTGAATCTCTGAAAGAAGCACAGAATGCCTAAACAAGTTGAGATGGATCAAAGAATAGAGAATATTATCGGGGATCCGTACGGTTATGGGGATGTTATTGACGGAGATATGTACGGGGTTGAGATCGAGCTAGAGGGCAAGAATGTAGTCAAAAAGAGCGAAGATCTCATGTTTTATTGGAATACTCATATTGATAATTCACTTAGGGCTAATAAGCCGGGCTCATCTTCTATTGAGTACGTATTCCGTCGCCCTCTTAATATGCAAGACACCGGAATAGCGCTTCAGAGGTTATTTGATCATCTTCAAAACCCTGAGGTTGAGGTTTATCCGAGTTACAGAACGTCTATTCACGTTCATATTAATTTCCTTAAGGACACAGTTCGGACTTTTGTCAATTTTATCACGCTCTGTATCGTGTTTGACGAACTGTTCGTGAGCCAGAATGGCCAGACCCGTATCGGAAATAATTTCTGTTTGCGGGCTCGCGACGCCGAGGGTCAGATTAAGGAACTTTCCAACTCAATCGCCACCACCGGATCAATCGTCAATATCAATCCCCATAATCGCTACAGTTCGGTTAATTTTGCTAGTATTCTGAAGTTTGGGACCGTTGAGTTTAGGTCCCTAGAGTGTACAATTGATTATGACAGAATAATATCATGGATCAGTGTAATTCAAGCTCTTAAAAACTCTGCAAAGCTTTATGAAAACCCTCGTGAGATAATTTCTAAGTTCAGCCATAATGGCCCTCTAGACTTTATGAGGTATCATCTAGGGTATTACTACTACAAATACGCAGGTGTTCCGAATGCTCAGGGAATGCTTCGAGACGGGATGAGGCTGGCCCAAGATTTTGCCTACTGCTCTGATTGGAAGCCTAAGAAGCTGAAGCCTATAATGCACCCTAATAATATACAGTGGAATTTAAACGCTGTTCAGGCACAAGTCCCTCCCCCTCCTCCCATAGTGGACGATGTAGATGCGGAATTCTAGAAGAATTTGGGTGTACACCGGCAATCGTCCCTCCGAGGGTGCTAAACAACTAGCGGCTCAAGATGGGTTTCTTCGACTCCGGCCTAACCGATTTCATAGAGTTAGACCACAAGATTTCATCATTAACTGGGGGACGTACTTGGACGAACTCCCACACCCACTGGTACTAAATATTCCCGCATCGGTTGCCATCGCCAGAGACAAGTTGAAGAGTTTTGATCGGTTCGATAAAACTGAGGTACCAACAGTTCGTTGGACCACAAGTAAAGACATGGCCCAAACCTGGGCAAATATGGGCAAGACTATTGTTGTTAGAAATGTGTTGACTGGAAGTGAGGGGAATGGTATAGTAATAGTGCCCAAAAATGAGATCGTCCCAGACGCCCCACTCTACACCGAATACGTGTTCAAGGTGAATGAGTATCGTGTTCACGTGGCAGGCTCTGAAGTTATTGACACTCAGAAGAAGATCCGAGATCCAAATAAAATCATTACAGACTGGAAAGTTAGATCTCATGCGAATGGTTTTATATTTGCTCGTAATAGTGTTCAGCCTAATGATGATCGTTCTGATCTGGCACTCGATGCCATTGCGGCCCTTAGCCTGGATTTCGGTGCCGTGGACATTATTGAAGATAAAGAGGAGAACTTCTACGTCCTCGAGGTAAACACGGCCCCTGGTCTTGAGGGGCAGACCGTGGAAAGCTACACAAAGGCGTTCAGACAATGCCTGTAAAAGCTCGTCTAAAGTTCAGGGGTGAGATCCCTTGGGACTTAGAACATAGACTTATCGCCAAGTACGGATTTAGAGTCCAGCAACGCAATGGGCGAGAATGGTTCATTGTGGACAAACATAAGTCTAATTTTGAACCCGAAGTTCTGGTCAACGGAGAACTTCCCGAGGCCATTCAGAATGAGTTGATCAAACGCTGTAACACTATATGTGATCAATTTAATGATCCTGAGCGTCATCTAGACGTTATTCGTATCAGACTTCAAAACATCTGCCTTACGCTGCCACCACTTCAGCGCAAGTTCGTTAAAGAGTGGACGGATCGTAATTTGGTAGAGGACCAGTAATTTGCGGTGTGCAATTTGTGATAAGGACTCCGACACGGTGAGCTTGATTGATCCGTGTGCGGAGTGTCAGGAAGTCATATTCGACTGTATTGCCGGTTATCCGCCCCTTAAAGGCGATGAGGACATTCTGTTGGACCCCGACTATGACGGCTAAACTCGTCTGGATCACACCGGACGCGGAGAAACATATAGCTTATCTAGCCCGTGTGTCCAATCCGAAAGCGTCGCTCGATGACGACTCTAAGAAGCTCATCAACTATCTATTTAAAAATAAGCATTGGTCACCTTTTGAGATGGTTTGTGCCTGTGTGGAGATTAAAACAACACGAGACATAGCCCATCAAATTATCCGACACAGGTCTTTTCATTTTCAGGAGTTTAGCCAACGTTACAGTAAGGTTACAGAAAGGCCTGTCTTCGGTGCCCCGCGATTACAAGACCCTAATAATAGACAAAATTCAATAGAATTAGATGACAATGAATTCTGGGACGGATTAAAAGAGCATTGGGACTTCGCCCAGAGAGAAGTCTGGAAGATCGGTTACCATCAATACTCGATGGCCTTGGAAGCGGGGATCGCAAAAGAGGTGGCCCGAAAGTTACTTCCTGAGGGCCTCACGCCCACTAAGATGTACATGCAAGGGACTATAAGAGACTGGATTCACTACATCTCAATCCGGACTCAGCCAAGTACTCAGTTGGAACACCGTGCCGTGGCCAATGAAATTTTGAACGAACTTAAAACTGTTATACCTGAAGTGTTGAAGGCAACTCTAGATGACTAAGATTATCTTTCTCGATATTGACGGGCCCATGATCCCTTATAAGGCTCTTTGGCTGACTGGTCAGACGCCCATCATGACTAAATTCGACCCCATAGCGGTTGGAATGCTCAATAATTTGTGTAAGGCTCAGGGCTGGAAGATCGCCATTCATAGCTCATGGATTAGAATTCATAGGCCTGAATTTGTTTTGTCTCATTGTATATCTCAGGGAATTAAGGCTGAGCATTTTCATGAGGACTACACATGTGACGACTCAATTCATTGGCGTTACACCAGAGTGGCTAAATGGCTGAAAGACCACCCAGACGTGGAGGATTATGTCATTCTGGACGATGAACCGTACAAGTGGGACAACAACAAAGACAATCCACATCCACAAGACATGTCTTTGCACATTATTGACATAAGCTATTATGAGGGATTTCTTCTGTCGGATCATGACAAAATCTGGAATAGATCCCTTCCCGAGGGGACTTCTATTAGGAGAGAAGAATGGTAAACTTTGAGATTGAGAGCGATAATACCAGCCTTACAGAAGGGGATATTAAGTTCCTTCTAGGTGATGAGGAGTACTGGACCAGCTTGGGTGCAGCACTGACAGTTACTGACGAGTTTTGTCGTAATTCAGGTTATGGTGAATTCGGTAAGCCGACTGAAAAAGGTAAGAGGGCCATCACAGAGTACAGAAAAAGGCACACACTGTGAGTGGTAGAACTTGGGTTTGTGCTGACCATCATCTCGGTCACGCAAATATCCTCAACTTCAAGCGAGAAGACGGAACCCCACTAAGGCCCTTTAAATCTCTCGAAGAGCATGATGAGGCTCTGATAGCTAACCACAATGCCCTTGTAAGCCCCGAGGACCGCGTTTACATGCTCGGGGATGTTTGTATGCGCCGACCCTTCAAGCACCTTCTAGGGCGATTTAATGGGCGTCTGGTGCTTGTTAAGGGTAATCATGACATCTTTAAAATCGAGGACTATCTCCCATTCTTTGATGACATAAGGTCTTGCGTTGTACAGAAAGACAAAGAGGGTAATAAGGTTATTCTGTCTCACATACCTATTCATCCAGACAGCTTGGATAGGTTTGGTACTAATATACATGGGCACCTCCACTATCAGCAGGTGAAAAACGACAAGCGTTACGTCTGTGTTAGTATGGAGCACACGAATTACAGACCAATCGAAATTCACGAAGCACTTAAGTTGCGAGAACTGCGGGTCAAGTGACGCTAACGCATTCTACTCAGATGGGCATAGCTACTGTTTCTCGTGTGGTACTTCTAGTTACCCATGGGCCAAAAAAGAAAAAGACAAATTGCCAGGTACTTTGACTGAACTCGGAAAGACATTCGTACCTCTGGAAGACCGAGTAATATCGAAGTCAACTGCAGAGAAGTACGGAGTATGGCGGGAGGGTAGTACAACTTACTTTCCCTATTTTAATGATAAGATTCATTTAGCTAATAAAGTCAGAAAGCCTGATAAGGTCTTCTATTCTGAAGGCGACATCAAGCAGTCCGATCTGTTTGGGCAGAACATATTTCCCCCGGGCTCTGCCAAGTACATTACCATTACGGAAGGTGAGTACGACGCTCTTGCGGGTTACGAGCTGACCGGCTCACGTTGGCCTTTTGTGTCCGTTAAGAATGGAGCCGAAGGGGCGGCAAAAGACATTGCCAGTAACTTTGAGTATCTGAACTCCTTTCCGCATATTGTCATTTGTTTCGATAAGGATGAGGCTAAAGTCAACGAAAAGACTGGTGAAATCCGCTATCCCGGCCAGGAAGCTGCTCTGGCGGTTGCCGGAATGTTTCCAATTGGTAAGGTCAAAATACTCACCCTTGCGGACGCCAAAGACGCCAACGATTACCTTAAGCAGGGCTGGCGAGACAAATTCAATCGTGAATGGTGGGCCGCCCCGACGTTCACTCCCACGGGTCTCAAGATTGGCCGGGACATGTGGGACGAGATCAGTACGCCCAAGAACTACGAGACGGTTTCCTATCCTTGGGCCGGTCTTAACTCACAGACGTACGGAATAAGGCTCTCGGAGCTGGTCATTGTCACCGCCAAGACTGGGGTAGGAAAGACATCAGTTCTCAAAGAAATCGAATATCACATTCGAAAAGAGAAGCCAGATGCGGGTATTGGACTTCTTCACCTGGAGGAGCCGAACTCGGACACAGCTTTAGGGCTCATGTCCATCGAGGCCAATCTACCCTTGCACCTGCCAGACATCAGGCAAGAGGTTACTCAGGAGGACCTTCGTGGTTACTTTGATCGGACTGTCAATACTGATAAGCTTGTTATTTATGATCACTTTGGTTCTAATAGTGTCCAGGAAATCCTCAACAAAATCAGACATATGGTTAATCTTGGGTGCAAATATATTGTACTTGATCACCTTAGTATTGTTGTTTCTGATCAGTCGGGTGATGAACGAAAGCAACTAGATGAGATCTCGACGAAAATCAAAACGCTCTGCATGGAACTCAACATCGCGGTCATTGCCGTTATCCACGTCAATAGACAAGGCGAAATTAGAGGCACTATGGGAGTGGAACAACTGGCGAATATCGTCATCAAACTCTATCGGGAGAATCTTAGTGAAGACAAATGGCGAAGGAACATAACCAAGCTTGTTATTGATAAGAATCGTTTCTGTGGTAGGACGGGCCCAGCCACTTACTTGCACTATAATGAGGACACGGGCCGGTTGACCGAGCTGAGTGATGAGCAGATTAAGGTGTACAATTCGGGTGGTAATGCGGAGATTGAAGTTTGGGTTTGAAGTATCTGCCGAAGCCCGAGGAGTACCATAAGTATTGGTATATAGATTGTGAGGCGGACTCGCTTTGGCCCAGCAAGCTTTGGGTGATGTGTGCATCCCGCATGGATCAGGATGAAGTTCACTCATTTGTGGGCCATGAACAGATAAAGAGGTTTTTCGATGAACTCAGGGGCCAGGAAGTTTTCTTTGTGGGACACAATATTGTCTCATACGATATGGTTCATACTGCACGTCTTGTACAGGGTAGTGCAAACATTGGAAATTCTGTTGATACCCTTGTTCTCTCTTATCTTTATGATCCTGCGATGCCTGGTGGTCATAGTCTTGCAGCTTGGGGAGATCGTCTCCACGACCCTAAGGGCGATTTTAGTGACTGGTCTGCTTATAGCCCAGACATGGACAAGTACTGCCAACAGGACGTTAGACTAGGTAAGAAGATCGCCAAAGCCCTATGGGTTCGTATGATCCGTGCTGGCTTTAGTGAGATGTCTTGTGAGATTGAGCACCACATAAGAGAGGTAATTGATGAGCAAGAAAGAAACGGATGGTACTTTGACATCCCTGGAGCACAGTCTCTGGCGGGACATTTGCGATTTACACAGACAAGTAAAGAATCTGCAATACATGAGTTATTTCCGAGTAGACTTGAAGAAGCGGGTACGTATGTTAGACGAACTAGAAAAGACGGTTCAGAGTATGAAACTTACCTTCGACATGTACGAACGTTTCCTGAAATCCGAGACAACGGAGACGGGACCTACACAACACTAGAGTACCGAGACTTCAATATTGGATCTCCTATCCAGAGAGTTAACAGGCTTCTCGGGCTCGGGTGGGAACCTAAGGACTTCACCGAGAAGGGCTTTCCGAAGGTTGATGAAGAGAGTCTTATGTCTTTTGCCGAGCAGTCGGGAAGACCAGAGGTTGAGGCCATTGCCGAGTGGATTGTACTTCAGGGTCGGGCCACTATGGTTGAAGGTTGGCTAGACCATGTGAATTACGATGATCACTGTATGCACGGTAGGGTTCTGACCTGTGCCGCCACAACTCGTCGTATGATCGGGTCCAAACCGAATACGATGAACATACCTAAAGCTAAGAAAAAGGTGAAATATGGAATTGAGTGCAGACGACTCTGGCGAGCTAGGCCAGGAAGAGTGGAAGTTGGATATGATGCCAGCGGTCTTGAAATGCGAATGTTTGCTGAATATCTTGCAGATCCGGCGGCAACTGCCCTGTTCACCACTGGTGACCCGCATCTACTCAACACTCGTAACCTCGGATTGTCAGACGACATGCGGGATATCACTGTCAAAAACGGATTCTACGCATATCTTTATGGAGCGGGAGATCCTAAACTCGGTCGTACGCTCAAGCCGGAACTTCAAGGTGATGACGCTGGAAAATATGGCGCTCAGGCTCGCAAAATTCTTGAGAAAGGAACACCCGGCCTTGCCCGTTTGGTTGCAGGAATCGGAGACGAATTCAACCATATGGGAGGCCTGCTTAAGACGATTGATGGCGGATACGTACGGTGTCCATCTAAGTCAGCAGCGCTTAACTATAAGCTACAATCTGGAGGAGCAATCTTGATGAAGGTTGCGGCCATTATTGCAAGACGAGAGATCAAACGTCTTGGTTTGGACAGCTTACTTGTGGGATCAATTCACGATGAGGGACAACATGACAGCGACCCGAGAGATGCGGAATCCGTTGGAGCTACTTGCGTTACAGCAATCAAACAGGCTGGTGAGTGGCTTGGATGCAAAGTACCATTTACAGGAGAATTTAAGATTGGTGCCAATTGGAGCGAGTGTCATTAGGTTGAAGAATGATAACTAAGCGTAAATTCCGTCCTACACATGAGTACAAGTCATATATTCGAGATGATGGGCATGGGACTTATTTGATCACTATACCAAATGAAATATTCAAGGAATTTCGTAATAGTGATCTTATTGTATGGCGTCTTAATTCCAACAATCGCTGGGAGGTTATCCCCTTCGATCTGACTTAAGGGCCCATGCCACCTATTAGGGTATATTTACCAACCGCTTAAAGATATTTTATACTATTTTCTAACTTTGTCAATAGCTAAACTTTTTCTTGACTTAATACTAAGATGTGATATACTTACAATATGAAGAGCAGACAAAAAGGTTATCACGCGATACCGGAAGTACGAGAACGTAGAAGATTATATCGTACGTTAAATCCAGAGCGTGCCCTTTATGATGGTGCTAAATGCCGATCACGCAAAAAGAACTTAGAGTTTGATATAACAATCGAAGACATTATGATACCCGATGTCTGTCCTATACTACTTGTACCATTAGAAAAGTATAATAAGAATAGGGCTCCCTCGCTGGATCGTATTGATAATTCAAAAGGGTATATAAAAGGTAACGTCCGGGTAATTTCAAACCGGGCAAACATAATGAAAGGCGACATGTCGTTAGAAGATATCGAGCGACTTCTCGCATATACGAAAAGAGAGATTTGAAGAATGTTAATTCGCGGTAAAGC